AACCAGCGGTCCCAGCAATTTTTAGGGGAGTGTAAGCATAACTAGCGACTTCCGCACCAGTACCCACCAAGTCAGCCAGCATACCAACCGCCGCACCAGTAGCGCTCCGTTGGCCGGTTTGGTATTGAGAAAATGGTTCCGCGCCGATTGGTTTAACCTTACCTAAATAACCACCAAAATCGACCCCTTCTTGGAGAGCGGTTTCGTGGGCGCGGGCGGCGGCCTCTTTCCCGCCAATTGCCCCCGCTATAGCTGTGCCCGCCGCCCCAACAATCGTAGCCGATGATTTGAGAAACGGTTTGGCCAAACCACGAACCAAAGTATCTGGCACGAACCTAATGTCTGGCAAATTTCCACCCTGGTTTCCCTGCGAAACTCCAATACCTAAAGACCGCGCTGCCTCTTCAATATCGGCATCAGTCGGGGTTTTATCAAATTCTACCCTTTGGCCATTTTGAAACTCAACAATTGGCATATTATTTTATTAATTTAAACTTAATCCCACCCGAAGTAGTACCGCTGGACGTACTTTTAGTCGAACCGATAAGGGTTTGGATTTTAGTATATGCATTATCAACGGACGGAGCATATGGGGCCACATTAATACCACCGAGAGAATCATATTGAAGTTTTGACACCATCCCTTGAGCGGCGTCACTTAACCACCCAGCAAAGATTTGCTCGCGCGCGGCCGCACTTTGTGCGCCAGTACCAATAGCTAGCGAGACAAACTCAACATCTTTATCAGACAAACCGCGTCCCGATTGGCCAAAAGCAATCGAAGCAACTTTGTAAGTCGCTGGCATCTGGGTTGCTAAGAAGGTCTGCGCTTCGTCATCAAGCGGGTTTTTAATCCAAGTGTTAATAGCGTTTCGCGCTTGGGTATTGTTAGATAACTTATCTAGTTCACCCCGGAAGCGGTCGGCAACATTAACTAAAGTATCGACATCGCGGTAATAATCTCGGTCAGCTTGAGTCGGTTGAGAACCGAGTGTCGAACCTGATGCCGCGGCCGTTGCGTAACCGATGGTCCCCGGAGAATACTGTGACCCTTGCGCCGCTGCCATTGCCCCCGACTGTGCCGCCTGAATAGACTGGAAGCGAGTCATATTTTCCTGTGCCGCGGCCAAGCGCGCATTAGAAATAGCTAATTGTTGCTCGCGATAATATGCCAAATCAAGTTGTTTCTGCTGAGCCAGAGAACCCTGTTTCATTGCATTAATAATACCCGGGATGGCTTCTACGCCGTGGGCCTGAACACCGGATAAGAAAGTGGGGTCACTATAAATAGCACCACTTTCAATCATTTGGTCGACGGTTTCTGGGGTGTAATTAAGTTGAGTCAAACCTAATCGGAAGTCGTCCGCGGCCGCTCGTTGTTCCTGTGAGGCCAAGCCAACCCCAAACTGTCGGCTCTGTTCCGCTGTTTGATACATACTTAACATCGACTGCTGTTGCTGGCGCTCAAGTTGATTTAAACTCTCCTCCATTGAATTTTGGAGGTCTACATAAGCCTTGTAATTACCGGCCTCCAGTTGTTGCTGAGCAATATCGGCTTGGCGCTGTAAATCCATCGCCGCCTGATTATAGTCAGAGGTAATCCGGTTCTTGAAATTAGCCGCCGTGGAAGCCCCGCGCGCCTGAGAATAAGGATTAAGAGTCTGGGCGTTTGATTCGGCCACTTGTAAAGAGCGTTCGTAACCTTGAGTTAAGCGCTTGTGGAGAGTTTCATATTGGAAGTTCTTGGAAGCCAATGCCGCGTCATAAGATAATTCTTGGGCCTTCTGCAGTCTCTTAAACTGCTCGGCCAACATACTCTTGGTCTCATCACTACCCTTACCAAGCTCTTCCATCATATAAGCCATCCAGTCATTAGTTGATGTTGGTTGTGGTGTGGTCGCAGTCAACTCATTACCAGCATCTTTAATAGCAGTAGCTTTGTTTTTATCTAGAGTGGGTGAGGCCGACGACACAATATTATTTAAGGATGATGGCACACTAGACGTTGCCCCTTGCGATAACAACTTTTTCTCTCTTTCGCTACCAGAAACAACTAAAGCCTCCCGATAACCTCCCGTCGGATTTTGAACATATAATGTGGTTCTATCAGAAGCCATATTAGGTCTTAATTATGTAGTTAACTACGGTAAAGAGTGGCATATTATTGTGGACAGTATCAGAACCGGATGTATTAGTATTTTCATCACCACCCGAACCGGCTCCATCATTGCCGCCAGAAATACCAACACTGCCAGCACCACCATAAGTCGGAATTACGTGTAAATGACTCGGCATTTCGGCATCAGTAATGGCGTGCGTTTCTTCACCACCAGCTTGACCAAGCGGACGAGCGGTATAAGTTATCGTGAAAGTTTGAGCGCCGGTTCCATCACTGGATAAAGAAATGGCTGTTCCGGCGTTGGCGTTAGCAACCGAAGACGCTAAATTAAATTGATTGTAGGCCACCCGAATTAAGTAATAAGTCGTGTTGTCTGTTAGGCCCGTCATCGCACCAGAGGGGGCTGAATAAAGAGCAGCTTGTCCGGTTTGAACTTCATTGTGAGCGTGGTTATCAGACCCCGTAACTGTAATGGTATCTGATGACCTAGAGGCAAAGGTTAAAACTTTAGTCGGGGCAGAGGCGGAATAACCCAATGGGAATCTACCCTTCAGGTTGGGTAGATTGAAGGTAGTCGAATTGTCTCCGATACCATAAGAGGTGCTAATGGCAGTAAACAAATCAGCGTAAGTCGTTCGAGATACGGCTGAGCCATCACACAACAACCATCCAGACGGAGCGGTTGCTCCACCATACATACTAATAATTCCAGCAACAGAAATATTAGTTAAGTCTGTTTTTTCGGTTGCGGTAAGAACGCGTTTAAAATCAGAGTCAAAATATAAATCAGTTGAACTCTTTGCAACACCAACCGCTCTTTCGGTGGTCCCAGCAGAACTGGAAATTCCCCCGGCTGTATTACTGGCGTAATAAGTCGTACCGGCTGATAGGCTAGTTTGATGAGTATCTACTCCCTTTAACAGAACTCCGCCCGTTATAGCGGCATCGGCGGTTCCAGCACCCTGGGCGATACCCAACTGGACGCCATCAACGGTCGTCGAAGTATCAGCATCGGTCTTCCACCACTTGCCGTCATTTTTTAAATAAACCAAATTACCAGCGACCAATGTTTCTCCAGCGGTGCCAGCCGCCACATTAGATGTACCAAAGGCGGCCGCTGCCACCGCATCATCGATATAACTCTTTAAATCATTAATATTATGAAAGCCGACCGAGATAATAACTGGGGTGCCGACGGGGAAGAATTTGGCGCGAGAAGTCGAGCCGGTATCACCTTTAGCCGAGAGACCGCGGGTAACACCTGTCACCGATGGCTCACTAGAGTCAACGGCTGTGAAGGAAGCATATTCAACAAACGACGACTCACCATCTCCTTCTGGATTAATCGTCAAAACACCGCGCCCAAAGGTAGCGAAGTCGCCAGTGGCAATCGTTTCACCGGTTAGGGTCGTAATTCGGTCAAGAAAAATCTCGGTCTCAGAACCACCTGATGTCAGGGCTGTAGATAAATATGCTTTAAATGAGTTAACCATAATTAATTAATTATTGTCGGACTGAGATAAATTTCCGGCGGGGCAATCATCTCCATCTTCGGATTGACTGCCATTCCCGAAACTCCCCAGAATGCCGCTTTATTGCTTCTAAATCTTAATTGGATATTAAAGAAACCATCGCGGTTTGAAATACCCAAATAACAACGGAAAAAGAACACGTCTCCAATTTCTTCCAAACTTACCTGTCCAGCAATCTGACCCCCGAGAGTAAAATGCCCCGCCATTCCAGTAATCGGATTGATATAGAATAATCCCTCGGCATCTTTGTTAATCAGAAACGTTTGGGTTTTAAAAGTTCCACCTTCATTGTACAACACGTCAACATATAAGTCAGTAGCGGAAGTGATGTAACCCTGTAGATAAATACTATCGGCGGTTTTGGGTGTGGCTAACTGCTCGTAATCAAAACGCTTGGTATAAGCAATACATTCGTACGGGTTATCCGCGTCGTTGTAAGTGCCATTAAAGGCTTCATAAACCGAGCCGTTGCCAGAATCAAGATAATATAGCTTCTTATCCACCTTCGCCCAGTCCTGCACCGCCCAGCCAGAGATTACCGACCAAGCGTTTTTAAGGGTGTCATACATTAAGACCTGGATATTCTGGGTTCCACCCACAATCCCCACTCCCCAAAGTATCTTCTGGTCGAAGAATACTGCTTCGCTGTTAGTATAAGTTAAACCATCAGTAACCAAGCGGTGAATCTTGCCCGAGATAATCTCCGGCGTAATTGTCGTCTGGCCACCAGTTGAGACTGGACTTTGAGACATAAAACCCTCGGTCTTGGTCGGGTAATAAAGTTTATTCAAAACCTTTACTGTCGCGTTAGAGGAAATGGGGCCGAGAGATTGACCAGAAACAATCGGAATAATCTCAGAGAGTTTGGAGGCCAAGGTTTCATCAAGCTTAAAACGGAGTGAATGAACCGAGTCTTCTTTGGTGATAACAAAGAACTCACCAAAATCAAACCCGCCAGTGATTTCACCATTACCGTCAGCGATTACCTCGGTTCCAGCATCCACAACATTAGAGCCAGCAGTAAAGTCTTCTGGGTCGTTAAGTTTTGAATACCAGAGTGTAGTTTCACCACCATAATAATTCATTACCATTAACCGGCCGGAGAACTTAGACACAATTTTCCCCAATTCCATATCAGCCTTTTCAATAATATCGGTCGTCGCCAGAGAACCACTATCAAGGTCGTTGTCTAAAGTATTGGTCAAAGTAAACACGTTTCCTGTCCTGGACGTATAGGCTTCAGTAAAAACTGTCCCACCAGACGACTTTAAAACAAGTGTCCCGCCGCCAGAAGGGAAGCGCGTGCCGTCTGCCAGGGTAACTGTGGCTGCCCCGGCACTGTGTGCGCCACTAACGGTCGAAACACAAATATCCCACCGCCCGAAGTTATCTACCCCATTGCAAAAATAAAGCCGGTCATCACCTCGGCCATTGTTCCAAACCTGATAACCATATTTAAGGGCTGTTTCTGTCGGGGTATAGGTCTGGTTAATTTTGACCCACTCCTCGGTATCTGGGTGCCACAAGTAGAAGTGATTTGCATACACTGCCACCAAATACTCAACCCCATCGGAGGTCCTGGCTTCCATTAATTGAAGCGGGTCGCCAGTTTCACCGCTTGGTTTGGAAGCAAACAAAGCACTCCCCTGTCGCGGCTGAAGAAAGCCGTCAAAGACTACGTTCTGCGCCCCAGCCAAATCGGTATCTTGGATGGCACTAGCATCATCAAAATTATTTAACCCAGTAATCCCGGGCAGCCTGACCCCTAAAAATTGTTCATCGGCTGGCTTTAACATTACCGCCTAAGTTTATGTTGATAATTTTGAACCATCGTCCGTTTTCTGGGGAAAGACCGTCCGAGAGTTTTCATCATTTCTGTCCATTCTTGGTTATATACGCCATACCACTGGGAGTCGCCGCGGAGTTGAGGAACAATCGCCAAGGCTGCACGCCGGGCAATTGGGTCAATGAAATCTTCAAACATCTCACCAATGGCGAGCTTATCAGTAACCTCGGTCAGCTGGGTCTTAGAGGTTGCGCCCGTAGAATCCGTCCCCTTAATCGACGAGTAATAAACCAAATCCATCAAATCAGGGAAAGAAGTAAACATTTGGTCAATCCGGAAGTCAGCGGCCGAAGTAAATCCTGCCCCTAAATCATATTCAATTCTTACCTTAGTGAAAGTATCGTCGTGACTTGGCGTGCCAACTTTAGTGGCGTCATCTAAAGGAAAACCGATTTTAGTCCAAGAGTTTTCAGCAAAGGCCGTGCCATCGTCTTGGTCGTCCTCCACAATGGAATAGTAATTAGAATCATCTACCATCAATTTCAAAGTAACATCATCAATGTTATTGTCGGTCATATAATTCCAGAACTTGATATAGCCATTGTTTTCAAACAAATCTTCCAAATCAAGGGCTAGGCCGTCAATTTCTAGGCTAGCGGTACCGGCTGAATTAGAAATATCAAACGACAACGAACCGCTACCAGTGTATTTTTGGAATTGGTCTAGGGCCAATCCTGAAGCATCATCATCGGCCGCCCAGTCGCCAACCGCATCAAAATCAAACAATACCGAGCCGCGCCGGATATTATTACCGACCATCATCAATTGTTTTTTACCATTGATGGTGGTAAAGGAATACTTGAACCCGGGGTAGTTCCCTAGTTGCCTAAAAAGGTCAGGATAACCAACGTAAGTCCACTCGTATTGTGGTGTATTGTAGGCGTTGTCTTGATATTTAATTAAGATAGATTCGTCGAAATCAGACGGTAAATCAATAAAAATCTGGTCGTCGGTATATGAAAATGAGTAGGTTTTTTCATCTGATGGTAGCCCAAACCGGCGCTTGATAAATTCAATCGCCCGGTTAATTTGACGGATTTTCTGGCCTGGGTCTAAGGTTGAACCACGATAATTACCAGTATGGTCATTAACGTTATTCAAAATATCTTGAATAGTGACCGACATTAACCCAAGTATACAAGAAAAAGAATGTCAAGTAAACAAAATGGTGGATAATTTATCCACCATTTCTACTAACTAATGACCCCACCGCTTCATTTTAGGTATTGGACCACCGGTTTCTTTTTTCGATTTATCTTCCTTAAACGATACCGCATTACGCTTAATGATTTTAGCCAATGGTTCATCCATATTAAAACTTTCAGGGTATGCCACCTCTCCCTTTTTGGCTTTGGGTTGAATAGTAATTCTCCGACAACCCACAAGCCATTCAGTGATTGCTACCACTGTTCCGCTTAATCCACTAATCGGGTCTTGAACCACATCTCCCAAATTAACCTTAACTTCTTTTGACATAATTTACTCTATTAACCTTTTAATTATAATTGGTGCAACCTAGTATCTTTATACTTACAATCATCATTTCTGGTGCCGACCACTTGTTTACAGGCCGGGCAGTGCTCAACCACTTCTTCGTATTCAGTTGGTAATTTAAGCTTACCACCAATAATCCAATTCATTAAATTGGTGATATAAGAAATATCATTATTAAAATACAGTCTTTCTTTAATCATAGGACATTTCAATAGCACTATCGACCGATAAATCAGTTCTAGCTTCGGCCTTGGCACACCACCGACAATTCTCGTGGTCAGACAACACGCACGAGAAGCCATATTCAATATGGTCTTCCCAGTTGTCTTGGACCTCCTCAAATGGCGAGCCTAAATATGGTGATGACATACCTACTATATTATATCATACAAGATTATTGTCAATATGTTTATCCACACCCCATTGACAGTATTATTTATATTATGGTATTATTAGTTAGTTCCTTAATGGAACTCGAGCGTTTGAGTTTATCGTAAACAAATTCTCCTATAGCTTAAAAACCAAAAGAGCCACCTTTATCGGGTGGCTTCTTTGGTTAGTTACCAAGCAAAACTCGAAAACCTAGCTAGGGCTTTTCTGTTTTACTTTTTACGGGGCTAAATCGACTGCCCCTTATTCAAACAATTTCTCCAGTGCTTAGCAAATCCCCCTTTAGAGTAAAGTTCGTAGGCATAGTTAATGTTATTGAATGGGTCTTTTAACCATTCCTCACTTGGCCTTGAAAGAGCGTTTGCCCCATAAAGATTGACTTGGAATAGACCAATAGAATAATCGCCAGTTAAGGGGTTATCATTGACGACTTCTGGGTTTCCGCCCGACTCACACATCATCACCGAGTAGGCAATGTTCACATCCCAATCATACTCACCTAAAACTTCGTGAGCAACAGCTAAGCTCCACTCACGAGGAATGGTGACAATCTCCATTTGAACTAATAACGGGGGAGGTTCTAGGGCGGGAGTTAGGGTATTTTCGGCTAAAACGGGGGTAGGAGATACTATGATTGCCAATATCGCTGGCAATATTTGAGCAAGGGTAAGTATAAGCTATTTACTGCTTAGAATGGATTTTGTTCCACTCCACAAACCAGAAGCACTAAGGCCATAAACAATACCCTGAAGAATGCTCTCAACATCAAAACCGCTAATCAAACCAGCAAACACAACACCAATCAAAATAGCAATTAGGGGAGAATATTGGGTTGGAATACCCAACCTCTTCCCAACCTCGGTAATACCAAGGATAATCGGAATCAATGATTCAAACATAATAATAAATTAAGCTAATAAACCTCTACTTTAATTATACTACTATTCCCAATAATGGAATAGTAATATCCACAACTAAGAAACTAGGCCGACAATCTTACCCAAAACCACCGATGACGCCTTAAGAAAATCATAGTTAGAGTAGGCTGGGAAAGAACCCCAATCAATATAATCAAGAGGATTAACCCAGTTTTTGGGCTCAGTAAATATATAACCAGGACCCATCATCTCCCAATGTAAATGTGTTCCATTGTAGGGAGGGGTGGTTCTCTCGCTTAATGGAACATAATTATCATTAGAATAAACAGCCCCCGCATTTCCCATAAAAGCAACAATCTTTCCCCGCGAAACTTTTTGTCCAACGTTAACTGGCATAATCGGCAAAGTATGCCAAAAGAAGTGAGTGCATCCAGTCTCCAGACCAGTCAAATAAATTCCATATCCTCGTTTAAGGTTGCCACTTGACCCAGGAGTATAGGTATCACCAGTAATCCTCAACACTTCGCAATCTTCGGGCGCCGTTAGCGGCGTGCCATAACCAAGGGGAGAAGTTTTGCTTGAACAAACCATATCAAGAGCGGGATGTTTACCGTGATAAGTCTGAGAAATAGAATCAATGGTCGCCCCGTAAAAAGGAACAGAAATAGTTTTCATATTAATTATTACCGTTAATTAAACCGGGATTATAACCCCGGTCTTTTAATAATATATCTAACTTAGCGTTGATTTCTTTAACATCACCGCCAATCTCACTAATCACTTTGTCTTGCTCACGGTTAATAGTATCAATATCATCGAACTTATCAATGACAACCCCAACTGATGGAATAGCCACAGCCGCAGAGAATCCGGCCGCCCACATCAAAACTGTCAGTATTGTCTGTCCTTTTTTATACTTTAATTCCATACAATAATTATACAATTTATTCTTGCCAAGTGGAACCATCCCAATACTTTAATGGCTTCTCAACCCAAGAACTACCATTCCAATATTTCAATGATTTATTCACCCACGCTGAACCAGTCCAATATTTTAATCTACCAGTTGGCGCAGGCGATGGACTGGGAGAAATACTTGGACTTAGCGATGGTGACAGCGACGGAGAAAGAGATGGCGAAAGACTGACCGAAGGACTGACGCTCGGGGATATACTAGGAGACAACGAAACAGATGGACTAACAGACGGACTGGCACTAGAGTCTAGGGTTACATTCCAATAATCAGTCAAAAGGCTCGACTCAACCGCCGGTGACGGGCTGGGTGAAATAGACGGGGAAATGCTCGGACTAAGCGATGGACTAATCGATGGAGATAAACTAGAACTAGGACTAACACTCGGAGAAATACTGGGACTTATGCTTGGAGAAATACTAGGACTCAAAGACGGAGATAGGGACGATGACGGAGACACGCTTGGAGAAATACTTGGTGACGAGGACGGTGAAACACTAGGAGAGATGCTAGGAGACAGTGAGGGAGATAAACTTGAACTCGGTGATACGGAGGGACTGATAGAAGGACTAAGACTAGGAGAAATACTCGGGGACAATGAAACAGAGGGACTGACCGACGGAGAAATCGATGGACTCAATGATGATGAAGGAGAAACTGACGGGGAAATACTAGGCGAAACTGACGGTGATGCTGATGATACTGCTTCTTCAAACCTAAATGTACCACTTGTTGTCCACGTGAGAATAGTATCACCACCATCAGTACTTTCTGTCGCATTAGTTTTCGTTACAATTTTTAGTGGACCCGTTTGAAATCTAATAATAACAACACCAGCACCCCCAGCAACACCATTATTGTATTGACCACCGTTTCCACCGTGACCAAGAACATCAGGTTTTGTGTTACCAACAGAGGTCTGACCGCCGCCGCCGCCGCCATATCCATATTCTGTTGAGGTACCAGTGATTGAAGAGAAATACCCATCACCACCATCACCACCATCACCGGCACTTCCGTCAGCTCCAACACCGCCAGCACCTCCTCCTCCACCACCACTAACTACCCCTTCACTACCCCCAGCATTACTCTGAGGGGAACCACTTGCCCCGCCATTACCAGTGGGTGTTACTTTACCACCAGCACCACCACCCGCTATAAGTTCTGAACCAATAGAACTACTACCACCAGTCGACCCGGTATCACCAGCACCCCCACCCGCACCAACTGTAATGGTATAGTCTGTACCAGTAGACAACCCTAGAGCAGTGTCCGCTTGCACACCACCGCCACCGCCTCCACCCCTAGAAGTGCCTGACGGGCTACCACTACTACCGCCACCACCGCCTCCTACAACTAGAACATTAAAATCAACAACTGCCATATTATTGGTTTAATTGCCAGACTCGGCAGGAGATTACTCCGCTACCATCCTTATAATCAGTCAGGTCTGCTATCGAGGAAGTTAAGATAAAATCAGTATCGGCCGCTGAGCTATTATCTGAATCGACCGTTTCCCAGCTCGTCGTGTTTCGGTTATAAATCTGTAAAGTAACCACCGATGAAGATGGGGCTAAACTACTCTGACCCTCCCATTCTAAAATACACGTGTTAGCCGCGCCAACATAATCCTTAAATTGGTGAATGGCATATTGACTGGTCGCAGTTTGGGCTACTCGAACATCATCCTTAGCATCAACATCAAGATAGTCTTGTGCAGAGTAAGCAGTCTCTAGGTCGGTATCGTCAGTCGGCAAGGCCACCTCATCGCCACGAGTATACTGTTCCACCCCAGCACTAGGTGACGGACTAATCGAGGGGCTTAATGAAGGACTTAATGATGGAGAAAGACTAGCACTAGGCGAAACTGACGGGCTAATAGACGGCGATAACGAAGGAGATAAGCTTGAACTAGGTGAAACCGACGGACTAATTGAGGGACTCAAACTGAGTGATAGACTGGGGGAAATCGAGGGACTCAAACTAACCGAGGGCGATACGCTCGGGGAAATTGAAGGACTGATTGAAGGTGAAAGAGATTTCGATGGACTAACGGACGGAGAGATTGAAGGACTTAATGATGGGGAAAGAGAAGGGGAGATACTCGGACTCAACGACTCAGAGGGAGATACGGATGGTGAAATGCTCGGAGAGAGGGATGGACTCAATGACGGACTAGGAGATGTGGATGGAGAAATTGAGGGTGAAAGACTGGGCGACAACGAAACCGAAGGGCTAACACTAGGAGAAATTGAAGGAGATAATGACGGAGAAAGACTCGGACTTAATGAAACAGAAGGAGAGACACTTAGAGAAATAGACGGGGAGATTGACGGTGACAGAGATGAACTTGGAGATACCGATGGAGAAATGCTAGGAGATAAACTCGTAGAAATGGAGGGGGAAATCGAGGGACTCAATGAAGAAGACGGGCTAACGCTCGGTGAAATACTTGGCGATAAGGATGGAGAAAGTGAGGATGAGGGAGATACTGATGGTGAGATTGAAGGACTAATAGACAGGGAAAGAGACGGAGAAATTGACGGACTTAAACTGACGGAAGGAGAAACGCTGGGAGAAATAGAGGGACTAATTGACGGAGAAAGAGACGATGATGGGCTGACGGACGGAGATATGGATGGGCTAACCGAAGGAGAAATTGATGGCGAAATACTTGGGCTTAATGATTCAGAAGGAGACACTGAAGGTGAAATACTTGGAGAAAGGCTCGGTGATATAGATGGACTAATAGACGGCGACAACGATACCGATGGTGAAACCGAAGGGCTAATTGACGGTGATATAGACGGGGATAATGAGACCGAAGGGCTGACTGAAGGAGAAATACTAGGAGATAAACTGGGAGAAATTGAAGGACTCAGAGACTCACTCGGTGACACCGAAGGCGAAATTGAAGGGCTGATTGAGGGAGACAAAGAGACTGAGGGAGAGACAGACGGACTAATACTTGGAGACAGGGACGGACTTAATGATGGGCTTAATGATGGGCTTAATGATACCGACGGAGAAACTGATGGACTAATTGAAGGGCTAATGGATGGTGATAACGACACTGACGGAGAAACTGAAGGAGAAATAGAGGGAGAAATAGACGGCGACGTCGAACCAGTAACATCATAAGTAAATACTGCTTCGGCATAATCCACATTCATATCCGCCGTACTACCATTATTATCAAATGGCGAACGATTCATACATAGGAGGCAGACTCGATTATTGCCATCAACGTAATTGGCTAAATTAGTTGACTTAGAACCAGTTAATTGGACATAACTACCAGTAGAGGTAGTATTTGTTAAAAATTCCCAAGAGTTAGTGCCGTCATTTTTAATATAAAAGTTCCAACCATAGGCAGCATAACCATCAGAGCCAGCTCCGATAATTTTGACATCAATTTGGGTCAGGGTTCCGGCTAGTACCTCATCAGGTACCTTTAATTCAATTTCGTGACCAGCATAACTATCTTTAGTGCTTTTAAGAACATAAGAAGTATCGTCAGTGGCAGCGGCAGTGTAGTTAGCGGTTGAGTATTCCGTCCGGCCATTGGGTAATGACCCCGCACTAGCTGGGGGTAGAGAATTACCAGAACCAGTATAAGCCCTAGTAGTGGTGCTGGGGTTAGTGATACCAGAAGTTGTAACTGTTGCTGTTGCCATTATTTCAAGAAAATATGAACCAGAGGCGACCCACTATCAACCATTTTTTTATCCTTGCAATAAGCGTCCCATTTTGGTTTTGACCATTCAATGTAATAACCTTTCCCGACCCACGGGCCAAAGGCTTCGGTATAAATATCGTCAGGAAATTCAATCGGAGTGGCAAACTTCACAATCACCGCTTTCTTAGCAATCCGTAACATCTCGTCAATGATTTTGAAGCCGTGTTCGGGGGTATAGTGCCGGAGGACAGACCGAGCTGTCACCACATCAAAGGAACTACTTTGAATATCGAACATATTTTGGTAATCGGTCAAATTATAAACGGTCGGGATAAATTCACCGTCTTTAAATCGACCAAGGAACTTAGCAATAAAATCAGGACTAATTTCTGCCCCAGCATACTGAACGGTTGGGTGGATTGCTTTTAAAGCGAAGTATTGCGCGCCATAAGCCATTCCCACATCGAGGCAAGAACTGCCAAGCTCAGCAATTTTATCTAAGAAGATGTTATTGAAGTCTGACTTCCGATTAACCAAGCTAGCTTCATACCTCTTAGCTACCTCATCGTGGGCGGCAGTGAGGGTGAAGTCTAAAATCGCTTGCCTCTCGTCTAATTTATATACCCCTAAATCCATACCTATCTAATTTTGTTTAAATCTTCTTCCGTCCAACCTTTAACTGGCCAGAATTTTTCGACCAACCAACTTAATGGTTTGGCTTGTTTATCCCACTTATGATTCCAAAACAAATCAACAGTCTTGTTCTTGGTAGTCTGAACTTCTTTTCCGGTTAAATTATAGGGGAAGCCAAAATCTCCACCTTGGGTTCTAAACATATGAGCATACCAAGTGTTGTGATTAATCATAACGCGCCCACCAGATAGCCACGTTTTGCACGCCACCTCAATCCCTTGATTACCCCAACTGCCAAGTGATTCATCACATAGATTAAGCTCTAAATACTTCTCTTTAGTTGCCATAAAACAAGACCCCTGAATAGACATTGATTCAGTTAATCCAGTTCTAACATCTGTCAGATATGGTTCGCGCTTGGTATATTCATTGAAATACTGAAAATGCGGCGATGAATCAAAACAGAATGAATTACTCTGAGGCCGTTCCTTGCCTTGCCAAACCATCTTCCGGCGAATCTTATCACTCTTACCACATTGACCACACTTTTCTGGTGTCGGTCCCTGATACTTCTTCCAACCACAGTGGTAACACTTCCAATCAAACGCCCAGAGGTTTCGCATTGTTGGAACCATCGTCCAATCATCTTGCATCACTTCAATCATTTTGCGGTCAAACCCCTTATCAAACGAGCAATGAGCATCGACCTTCATTACATATTTCCCGCGCGCTAACTTACAGGCCAAATTGGTGGCCGCTCGCTGACCAATCGGTTCTGGTAAGTAAATGATATTTACCCGTTCGTGCTGAGGAATAGGTGGTTCGGCCCACGCCCCATCAAGCACTACAATTATCTCAGTATCGGCCTCGATATTCTCCAAAATATCCTCGATGGTTCGAGTGAGAAATATCTCGTTTCTAGCTGGAATTAAAATACTTAATTGCATAAAGTTTTTGGATTAAACGGAAGAGCTGATAAAGGGATTTCCTTCCACCACTTTGGGGCGTGCTTAAAGTCTTCGAGCTTTATCTTCGGGCTTGAGAAAGTTTTATCGTGCCTAATGTCGATAACCGGCTCAGCCGAGAACCAGGTCTCAAAATCATCATCGGTCAGGCCACCACGCTTCTTCTTTTTAGTCCCCGGTTCGTAACCAATCAATCTCGCCCAGCGCGGTTCACGGCTTCTGATTTTATCCCAGCCCATCTCTTTTATCTTCTCTGCTCGGAAACGATAGTGTTTAAGAGCAAACTCTCTGTTAGCACACATACACGAGAGAGGAAGCATTCGGTCGTGGCGGATGACGTGGTTATCGCCATACCACCACCGCCAGACATTCTCATTATAATAAAAAATATCTGAACGTGCGGGGGAAAAGTCAAAATGGCTTTTAGAATAAAGAACATCGTGTTCACAGAAAAACACATCATCGGCATCGCTTTTTTCAAGTGCCAAGATAATTTGGTCAACCATTGTTGGGTAACTTCTGGTTCTTCCCTCTAAAACAAAATTGGTCCCAAAATCAATTGGTTTAAGAGAAACCGATACAATAGGTAAACCGACGGCCAGCAAACGCTCTTTAACCGCCCGGTCAATTGGGTCAGTTATCCGATTATCGGTGTAATAAATTATTCCTTTAGCCACATCCAACTCCGGTATTGGTCCCGGTGTTCGCCTGGGATGACTTCTTTTCTTCCTAAGACCCACCAATTTTTTATCCCCTTGGCTTTCGTATAAGCATCGACCACAAACTTCACATCAAGATTTTTCGTAACAGCGTAATCGTGACCAGAGATAATTCCACCCTTTCTAACCTTTTTAGACCATCCGGCAATATCATTAGCTACATACTCGAAAAAATGATTACCGTCGATATAAACAAAGTCCAAACTTTCGTCCTCAAAATCCTCGAGCGCGTCCATTGATTTCTTTCTAATAATGGTGCAATTTGGATATGGGGCTAAACGGTCTTTAGCGCTTTGATATAAAACCTCCTGTCTAGCTTGGCGATGAACCTTATCGTAAACATAACCATCGTAAGACAGCCAGGGGTCAATTGAGTAAAGCTTCAAACCACCCTTACATAGCCATCGAGAAAAATCACCCTTATAGACTCCAATCTCTGCCCCAACCTTAAAACCCATCTCCTTAAAGAAATCTGACAACTGACGGCGCTTACAATTAGGAATCTCAAACGGCGCGCCCGTATGTTTTAATCCTTCTATTATCCGCATAATTCTTTCTTAAATTGCTTACCCTCCCCCCAGTAGGGTAATGTAATAATGGGGGTTCTATCGGAGTGGGTGTAATACCTCATTCCCTTGTGTGTCTTTATCTGAACCACCGGGTTCTCTGTTTGATAATATTCAATCTCAGTAAAAACATCTTCCTGACCTAGTCTTTCCTTGGGAAAGTTTTTCTCCGCCACCGACCACTCCGGGGCGCCATCAAACAATTTCTCCAAAGTCTTTAAATAAAACTCTCGACCAACTATCTGTGCGTGTGTTGCCCCCTCTTTTTTATGAAAGAAGAAATCTCGTCTATCGGGCATTACATATAAATTGGAGTTCCGGTAACAAACATCATCTCGTGGAGGAATGAAGGTAAAGTAGTCAGGCGGATAAAGACAATCTGATTCAGCCGAAATTATGAATTTTGTTTTCGCCAACTCACAACCAATTTGCACCTGACGAAACATATTAAAGCCGGAAACGCCAACGTTACCAACGCAAACATTTTTACCAAACTTTATTGGCTTCTGCGAAATACTAATAATTGGCAAATTGCCACAATTTTTCAAAATGTTTTCTCTCACCTTTTCCTCGAAACCAGAATCTTCCTGATTAGAGGTGTAATATAAAATGGTCGCTAAAGGTTCCATTTTGGTTTGATTTCGTTTTCGTAATAGTCCCCCCAGACCTTAATCGCGTAAGCATAGCCCTCCTCGCATTTAGCTGGATTTTCAACCGTGCCGTTATTGTGAGTCCTGGGAAAATCTCTATGTTTATGAGCGTGCCAAGTAGCCTTATTAACCATCAGCTTTCCACCAGCTTTCCAGGTCTTAAAAACCATCTCGTGCGAATCTTGAATAAGTGGCCCGTAACCCTCGGTTTGAAGTTCACCAATGACCTTATCCCACCATTCGCGGTGCATTACCCAACAAGAACCCTGCATCGCCATAGACTCCTGAATCACCTCATCGTTTCCTGGAGACGGAACACCGGAAAACTTACCACCAGAAATCTTAAGTTTCATAAAATCAACCGGCGGCAAATCCATCACCTCCCATTTAACTGGGTCCAAAAAGTATCTACGAGGGGTAACAATCCAATTCGGTTCGCAAGTTTCTGTTAAAATTCGGTCGTAACCTTTAGCAAATACCTGGTGTTCGTCCACCCGCATAATAAACTTTCCCCGGGAAACTCTTACTCCGGCGTTAATCGCCTCTCGCATTCCCCGGTTCTTCCCTATATGGACATAACGAACACGGGGGTCGCCAACCGGCACCCCCCAATACCCATCAAAAACTACAATAATTTCTATCTCTCCTTCAGCGTTAGATAAAAGCGATTCAACCGTTTTGTTGAGCAAAGGGTCTTTGTAACTTGGTATTATTGTTGAAAGCATACTTAAGATATATCATACCACAAATCATTAACTTCTGGGTCTGCTGGCGCGGTAGCGGAAACGGTGATTAAGGCAACCAGGGTCGAATCGTAATTGGCCTCAGAAGAAAGATTTTGAAGAAAAACGACCTCCTGAGTAGTTAAGCCATCACCGGCCCCATATCTTTTAGTTTCGTAAGCCATATTTTGTTTTACGATTAGGTAAACTATTATAGACGACCAAATATTCCTTAGACAGTCGGTGTTCTAAAACACGAACATCTCTCTCGCGGTTTTTAATTTCATCAAGAGTGGCCAACAACTGCTTCCGTTCCTTGAATAAACTCTCTACGTTTCCAGACTTATCGTTAATTTCACTATCCAATATATCAATCTTATCTTCCAGTAATTTACGCTCACTGGATAGTTTAGTAATTGAATCCAATAATCTGGCCTGTTCTTTTTCAAGTTGGTCGCGCTCTTGTTTTGTTTTAGACAACAATTCAAACGACGCCGTTAAATCACGATTAATCATCTTGCTAGCGCTGGCAAAATAATTCTGTGTATCAGCGTGTTCCTTGTCTAATTTAAGATTTTCGTCGCGCAAAATTATTACCCGATTCTTAAGTTTTTGATAAATCTCCTCGAGATAATTAATATCAGAAATCATTTTAGATTTCCTTTGCGAAAATCGATTTTCTAGATTATTTATCTCAAGTTGAAGTTCATCAAGCGATGACTGCTTTTGAATGATTTGAAGATTTAGAGACCCAACCATTTTATTCAAATCACTTATTTTAGATTTAACCGAATCTTCTGCTTCATCAACCTTATTCAATAAATCAGTTAAGATACCGGAATATCGTTCAATATCCCTTTTTATTTTAAGGACATCTTTTTCGGTATACTTTGACATATTAATTAGGCTTCCGCTGACGGTGATACTGATGGCGAAATAGACGGTGACAACGACGAGGACGGAGACACGCTTGGAGAAATCGATGGGCTTAACGACACACTAGGACTTACGCTGGGGCTAATAGATGGAGACACACTCGGGGAAGCGGACGGACTTAATGACGAACTAGGAGAAGTACTGGGACTAATTGAGGGAGAAACAGACGCGGAAACAGATGGCGACAAAGACCCACCATAAGAAGAGGTATAAACAGTATTCACCTTCTTAACCTCAAAGGGAACCTTATAATCATCCCCTTGAGCGTATTGTGGATTCAATAACGCCATATTTCAATTTAGTTATCGCGAGCTAAGATTTTAATTGTTGCCGAACCATTAGCGCCACCAACACCCTTGCCGGTGACCTTGAACGCAAAACAAGAACCGAGACCAAACTCAAGCACAAACGGGTCAGGAGTAGTAGAGCCAATTTCCGCCGTGTATTCTTCAATAGCATTAGTGGAAATATTCTGCTTAGGAATAGCGTGGTAAGTACCACTCTTCTCGTCGGCGTAATAGAAACGAAGGTCCATTGTATCGTGAGTACCCAAACTGTGATTAATATACATCGTTAACTGAGTATTCTTCAACAGATTTAGGTCAGTCACCTCAACAATAGTCTCTTCGTCAGTATCAATATCAGAGTTAGTTCCCTCGCCGATAATGATTTGAGACGTGTAATGAGACATAATTATTTATCCTTTTTAGCTTTCTTGACCTTTGGCTCCTCAACGGGGGCCTCTTCTACCTTCTCTTCGGGGGCCTCTACTTCAACAGTAGTCTCCACCTCAGCCGGGGCTTCTTCTTTGGCAATACTTTTAGCACTAACCTCTTCAATCGTTACCACGCTACCAAGACGATTTTTAACAAACGCCGCGTGTTCGTCAGAGCAAACGCAACCCTTTGGAGAGATTTCAAGTACCGTTTCACCATTAACCCGGAAAGAGAACGAACTCTTAGATACTAATTTTTTCATAAATATAAACTAATTAACTTTGATAAAATATTCGGCCAGGGGTCTGGCGACAAATAGTATTTGTGGATAATCATATTATATGCTTCTTTGGGGAGATACCAAAGACCATTATCCCCCTTGTCAGACCCGCGAGAATTCTGTAGAACCAAAAACCCGTCTTTTATGCCAATACACCGCACCTCGTGGGGAGAAAGCTTGTTCCAATTATCCTTGCCCTTATCAGAGATAAAAGCATTACTAGACCAACCTTTTTGCCAATATAATCCAACATCAATTGATGTCTTTTCTAAAACCTTTTCAATGCCTTGAACGCGGTAGAATGACTTAAATGGTTTCACTGCGAAAGTCTGCAGCTTCTCCCAATTATGCCAATCTGCCAAGAAGTCTCTCTTATGGGTAGCAGTCGAATAAGGAGATTTGCTTTTAGGTAATACCCCCCATTCGACTGCCCCCATAAGGGCAGCCTTCGCCGGTACTCCCCTTTGTTTCAAGGGTTGCCCGGAGTATCGTTTCCCCATTGCGTAAGAATATGATTCTTCGCAAGGTTCACCGACATATTCTTCTGCAATTGAGGCAACAACACACCCAACACAGAAGTCGGTCCTCTGTTGATTTTTAATCTCAAGAGGACGATAAATCATTTTAGCGAATACACTTAATCTTATAAGAACCAGAGAAGGTGTTGTCACCACCAGTTACCCCACCAACCAATGCGCCAGATGCTCCACCAAGAGAACTCTTTACCAACCCAACAATCCATTCGGTTGGCAGAAGAGTCATTTTGTTAGCACCAGAATCAGCGGTTGTGCCAGAAGCATCGGCGTAAGCCATATCGTTGGCAATAACCGCCGGAACGCTAGTAGCAACTGAAGTACTGGCAATCAAGGCTGTTGCACTAATACTAACAGGATATTGATTAGTGGAACTGCCAACATTGAAGTTAGAGGTACTCGTGCCATTCGTAATATCTAACTCCGCCAAAATACACGTTGAGGTAGCAGAAAACGGATTTTGACGAGCAAAGATAGTAGTAGTGGCATCGGCAAACGAACCAGAAATTACAATCTCTTGTAAGGTGGTCCCTGAACCTTGGGTAGTCGTAGGTGATAAAGTTACTGTCCCAGCACCAGAAAAATCAATGGAGCCAGAATCAGTAACCTCAAAACCATCTTCACCAACCGAAATGCCAGAGAAGTGAGTAAACCCAGATGAGTTAACCACACCCATAACCACCACAACACCAATAGTCAAGACAGCACCCGCCAACAATGAACCAACCGACAATAAGATTTCTTTAATACTCATAATCTTGTTTGGTTAGTTAATAAAGTTAGTCGGTGTAAGCAGCGCCGGTACCGTTTGAACCAAGAATAGAACGAGGCTCAACGAAACCGTATACCTTTTCTTGCTGGATGTTATAGACCGCAGAATTGACCTCTTCATCATTGAAGACATTGGACTGCAGAGGAATGAAGGAAATACATACAAGACCAGTACCAACTTGAGTATCGCGCATTGACTCATCAACCAAGAACCATTGGCTAGTGTTGGCAACACCAGACACGTAGGCCGAAGCATTCAAGTAAGGCGAGGTAATCATCTTGGTAAAAGTACCCTTGTGGACGTTTACCTGGTTTTCAGCGGTTTCAATCTCCCAGTCGGAGTCTTGAAGTTGCTTAGCCACCTTGATATTTGATGGAGTGGTAACAATCGTTACCCGACCACCAAACGCAGGATAAGGCTTGCCGCGGTCATCTACCAAAGCAGAGCCGGTAATCCGAGCCTGCCAATAGGTGTCGTCCTCAAGAACAGCAGCATTGCCGGAGGTCGTGAGGGCGTTTGACCAAGTAGCACCAGCATCGGCCCGAGCGTGCTGGGTCGAAACCAAGCGCTCACCGAGGGCGGTGTTATTACCATCTAAGCCCATATTGCCACGAGCAAAGAAGCGACCACCACCCAAACCAGAGGTCGGGTAGCTTGTGGGAACAGTAAAGGCAAGGTTGAAGACCTCAAACGGGTCTTGAATGTTCATCCGGTCAATCTCGAGCATTAGGAACTTAGCCCGGTCGAGGATAGCCTTGTACATTCGAGCCTCCTTAGCTTCGCGCTCGTAGGGAACCTTGAACTTACCGTTCGGTTGATTATCTGGGTCGTAGACCGCAGTTTCATACGTTCGGATAAACTCAACATCCGAGAACGTACCACCGGCCTGGCGGGTACCAAGATTCTTAACACCAGTTACGCCGACGTGTCGCCACACCGCGCGTGAACCATCATCGGTCGTGTCCGATACTTCAGTGAAAAGGGCATCTGCCAACGGGTCAGTACCGAGCAACGAGTAATTCTGGATTGCGCGCGTTGATTTAAGCGCCTGGTCCTCGATTGCATCGAAGTCAGCTCGAACCTTAGCTAGAAAGACATCCTTTGCACCCTGATATAATACTTCTGACATAAATAATAATTAGATTAATTAGCTTAGCCAGCAATATTGTAGCCAAGAATCGTACTAATAAAGCGAACTTCGACCTGGGTAGTGTTAAGACCAGTCAGACCATAAGAGAAGACCTGCTTATCTTCTGGGGTGGTAATGGCCGCAACAGTACTTTCATCAACCAAGAGACCAGTTGAATCAATCGCGAAGTTACCAAAACTGCGGGAGTTATCGGTGGTCTCAGCGGCCGCATCAAGGTCTGACAACCAAGTCATCGGAAGCCAGGCATCAAGATAGGCAACCTTAACCAATTCAGTAGTATCATTGGTGGCGGCGGCGGCGTGAGAATTTACCTCAAGCACTTGGCCATCCTTACCAGCAATACCAGTGACTACACCCAGAACCGGGCCGGTGGTGCCGCCAGCAGTAATAACTACCGGGTAGTCTTCAGCGTTGGTGCTGCAAGTAATCGCTTCACCAACCGAAAGGGTTTGGCTATCAGCAATCACCCCATAACGCGCATCGCTAACGCTATAGCGTTTAGGTACAAATGCCATATATTTAGATATGGTTAAAAATCTAGTAATCGAACTAGATGAAGATAACCATTATTGAATTATGCGAGTTGTCTAGAGAACGCGGTGCATCCCATCTTTAAGCTGACGTTCAGCAGCTTCGGGGGTGATACCGGCCTTCTGAGACAGGGCCATCGCTTCGTCAGAAAACTTTTTTGGCTGTTCACCAGTTGGAGCAGAGGAATTAGAACCAGCCTCACCAGCATTATGCAGTTCAGCGTTTTTCTTCATTTCCTCAATATCCTTCTGAGACTTCAATAGAGCATCCTTATTAAGAGCGGCGTAAACACTCACAAAATCATCATAGATTAAGTCAGGGTCGACTTTACCAGAATCAAATCGTTCAAACTTCTTACTATATTCCTCTTGCTGTTCAGCGGGAATATTATAATCAGAGAAGAATTTGTTTTTGGCCTTAAGAATTTGCTCTTGCCTGAATTGAGACATTTGTTCTTTCGAGTGCGAAAGTTCATTCTCAATCCTATCTGCCTCGGCTTTCAGGTCGGCTACTCGCTTCTCTTCAGCATCGGCAATTTCAGATGCTTTCTTGGCCTTCTCTTCCTCGTCTCTCTTCTTAGCCTTAAAAGCTAGAGCTTCTTTTAGAATCCTCTTGCCCTCATCGGACAGTTTAGATTCTAAGTCTTTTAATCCCTGGTCATCCAGCTCTCCATCGAGAGCCTTCTTGATATCTTCATCCATATATTTGTGTAAGGCGGCTACACCTTGTTAATCGCCCTTAATAATAAACTCATCATTTAAATAGGTAGATGGCACCTTTGTCGACATTATACACAACTTTTGACAGTCAAGCAATTAAATGTGGATAAACTACTTCTTGGCCTTACCACTTTCCTTAAAGTCTTTCACCCCTTTCTGCCAATCCTTTGGTGGGGCTTTCGTCTCACCAACAACTGGATGTTCTTCGTCTACACCCTTTTCGCGCGAGCCAATGGCTAACAATAACGCTTGGAGCATTATCAACATTCCATTCCGTCTCTCGGCGTTGTAAAAATCAACAATTGGCCGACGATAAATCGCATTAGCCTCAAAGAATAACCATTTTTTAACAGACTCTCGCTTGGCGGCCAAAATATCCATTGCTGGTCTAGTAAGCTTATCGGGAATAGACAACAACAAATCTTCTATCATCAAATCGTTAAACTCCTTACGATTTTTCTCGTAAAAGAACCGCAAAATCCATTTTTTCATTTATTTGTTTATTAAACTGCTAATTCTTCAAACCCGCCCATACTCTGACCACCATTCATAACCCCCTCGCCTATTTGCATCATATTTTGTTGCTGTTGGCCTTGGTTCATATTTAATGGGGACTGATTTTGTTTAAATTGATTATTCCAAGCGGAAATCATCGAACCCATCTGCCTATCAGCCGCGAAGGAAGCTGGATGTTCTTCGTTCTTCTCCGCCCAGCGGATAAACGCCTTAGCGGGGTCAGCTAAGCCCATCGGAATCCAAACTTTAAGGAGCGGCTGAAGAACACTCTCGTTCCATTGGGCCTTCTCGAGTTCAGAAGACTTCTCTGGTTCAAGCTTAATATCATCAATAAAGAATTCTAAATTAACCAGAAGGTCAATTGGTACTTCGATAATCTCAGTTGTTTTACCGTTTTCAACTGACTTGTTAACCGCCTCGAAGTATAGAGCCAAACCATTCTGTGGTTCTTTAACAAATCGAATTTCCATATTTCCCACACCGCCCTGAGTTAGTGGGAAATTAGGAACAGTAAACGACCTAATCAATCCATCCTTTTCACTGGCATATTTACCGGTCGGGTAGAATTGAAGCATCGTCTTCAAAAGAAGAATCAACTCCTGAGAAACCAGGTCATAATACATCACTAAGGCATTACCAAGTGATTGCTGTTTTAGATTTTCTAGAGCAATTACCTCGCGCGCTGATTTTGGTTGTCGTGACGGAGCAACCGACGAAAAACCACCCTGACCAAAAGATGTCATCAACCCCTGAAGAGAGTTCTGCATTGTGAAGAACTGGTTGGAAGCCTCGGCAATCTGGAGTTCCTTATAGGCCGCCACATCATTAACCGGAATAACTTTCTTCTGGCCGAAGATAATCTCTGGCGCCTCAAAGTCAGAAGTCAGAATTGGAGGGTCAATCGCTCGAAGTTCCCTCTCTACCAACATCGTATAAGAGGTATTGAGAATCTTGTGTGGGTCCTTCAGTTTAAATGGCGTAGATAACCCATAGGCGAACTTTTCATCAATCGGCTCGTTGATAGACCAAACATACGGTTGCATCAAATGATTGGTCGGCATAGGCGCCACCTCATCTTTACCCATCCGATTAAGCCAAATACCGTTGGCGGCGATTTTTTTAGTGTTACTCTCAATATCGGTTTCCGTTAATACTTGGACCTTTTCGGTCATCGTAATATTCGTTCCTCCAAGCAACTGGAAGAAGATAGACTCTTCATCCAACATATTCCCAGGAACAACGTACTTATGGTCTGGATATTTATTAAATTCCTTTAAGAAATCACCATAAAGCATTTCTTGCCTCCGAATAACCTTACCTTGTTTCTGGATATTGCGCTCCCATATCTTCTCCAAATAAATATCTTCCAGAGGCACAATCTCCGAGAAGGCATCATTCCACTTTTTGATTTTTTTCTTATCAAAAGAATAATCACCTGATTTCGGGTCGTAGCCACGCAGGAAATTAAACTCGCGCTCAGTATTATCAAAACCAACATAAGAACAAACTGTTCCATTAACAATGCCATACAATACCTGCCAGAATTTTTCTACCTTATCATTTGACTTTATCCGCCACTTTTTATACATCGCCTGGAGAACATTGATACCAAAAATACCGAGATTGTCACCCATTAATTTGGGGCTGATATTCATTGAAACAACCCGGCCGAGATAATCCATTACTTCCTTACGAATAAACGGCAAAGAAAAATCTAATCCAAGTTCTTGGAGGTCGCTACTCTCGGTAATCATACTATTCCAAAACAACTGACGACTATCTTTTAAATAATCATCAAAACTTTTATTTTGGAAATGTTTAATATTGCCAGAACGTTGAGCATCAAACTTATAATAATCAGTATATAAATCTCCAATCTCCTCTAAATATTTATTAGAAGGATTGATTTTAAGTTCTGGCTTTGCTTTTTCTAAATCGGTCATACTACGATTTTACCAACCCGGCGATACATCCTCATTTGGCCGTTATTTTGGATGTGTTTCTCGCCAAGAACGGCATTAAGACCCCTTTTAATAGCTGGCAAAAATTGACGCATTCTTGCCCGCGGTGGAATATCATAAAAAATTTCAGTTGTGAAATTCATTATCATATATCCTTGTTTAGTGACAATTGACCACACGTCATTGTGGCCATAAGCATCGGGAATATAATTAGCCCGGAGATTATATCGGCTGCAGACATCCTTACAAAAAGAGACTATCTCTGGTCGCATAGATAAATTATAGTATAAGTTTAATGTCAAGTCCACAAAATGGTGGATAAACAATTTTCTTTCCCTGCGAAATTATGATATATTTATACTATGAGCAAACAAAAAACAATTAACGACATTAACAAAGAAGCCGGGAAAAAAGTAATCTGCTACGGCAAAGACATCCTCGACCAAGAAGTCGAATTTGCCCCAACTGGCATAAGGTCACTGGACGCCGCTATTGGTGGTGGTTTACCGCGAGGTAGGGTTATTGAGGTCCACGGCCTACAATCAACCTCTAAAACTAGTTTGTGTTTAAGTATGATAGCTAAATACCAAAAGGACGGGTATACCTGCGCTTTTGCTGATGTTGAATATGCCCTTAATTTGCGGCACGCCCAAAGTATTGGCGTTAATACCGATGAACTACTAATTATCCAAGCTGATTACGCTGAAGAAATATTTGAAACAATCGAAACCATTGTCCGAGAAAAACAGGCCGATTTTATCGTTATTGATAGTATGTCAGCTTTAGTTACCAGAGCCGAAGCTGAAGCCGAAACAGGCAAAGCTACGATGGGCGGTCAAGCCCGCCTAATTTCTCAAGCTCTCAGAAAATTGATTGGACTACTGGCCAAAAATAAAACTACCCTTATTTGTATCAACCAGTTGCGAATGAACTTAATGGGCGGGCAATACGACCCCTATATTGCCTCCGGCGGAATGGCAATGCGGTTTTATACCAGCGTTATCCTCCAAACCAAACGAGATAAATCAATCACCCAAGGAGGAAACCTTATTGGCTATGTAATCAATATTCTAGTTAAGAAAAACAAAGTCGGACCTCCTGGCGGCAAGGGCCAAGCGAAACTTATATTTGAAACCGGATTCTCGGCCGAGAGTGACATTATCGACGAAGCCCTAGAAAAAGGAATCGTCATCAAGGAAGGCAATACCTATATGTTCGGTGATATAAAACTTGGCGTTGGAGAAAACCGAGCCAGAAACTATTTGGTCAAAAATCCCAACATCTCAGAACAAATCTCCGCGCTTCTCTAATAGAAAAAAACCCCTTACTACGGCGGGGGTCTTTTTCTTATTGATTTAGGTGGAAATCAATATTATTCTACTTCCTTATCCGGAATATCGGCAATCACACTTTCGGTGGTTAATAATACACCGGCTAACGAAATAGCATTTTCAATCGAACAGCGTTCAACCTTAGTCGGGTCAATAATTCCTTCCTTAATCAAGTCGGTCACCTTTTCACCAGTCAAAACATTGTAATAATTACCATCTGGTTTAATTCCTGCGTTCTCTAAAATTTTCAAATACGGCTTCTTTAGAGCTTCTTTCAAAATCGGATTATCTATTTCATCAGCAATTTCATAAAGCGCAGAACCGGCGCCAGAAACAATCCCCTCTTCTTTAGCAGCCTTGCACGCGCCAACAGCATCATCAACCTTAAGTTTAAGATAGCGTCTTTCGGCTTCAGTTTTAGCCCCCACCCGGACTACTACAATTCCATCAGTCAATTTTGCAATCCTGGTTTTTAATTTATCATTATTCGGTTCATCGGCAATCTGACCTTTAAGTTCTTCAATTCTCTTATTGAGGGCCTCAGAATTACCGCCGATAATCGTTGTCTTGTCCCGGGTGACAATTACTCGTTTGGCGGTACCAATATGGTAAGACTCAAACTTCTTGATTCCCTTATCTTTCGTAACGGCCGTCGCGCCGGTCAGGGTAGCAATATCTTCAAGCTCCTCTTGGGTCGCGGGCCTTTTAACTGCTACCACACTAAAAATGCCCTTTATCTTATTAGCAATGAGGGTTGAAAGCAATTCACCCTCAACTGTATCAGCCACCACAAAGGCCGAACGAGTACCTTGAGCCATTAATTCATTAATAATCGGAACTAAGTCGCGATTAAGATTTAAGCCCTTATCAGTCAAGATTACCGCCGTATCTTCCAATCTCGCCTCGGCTTTAGTAGTGCTAGTAATCATATAAGGAGAAATAAACCCCTTATCCCAGTAATAACCATCCATCACCTCTTTCTCGATGTTATATCCAACCCCCTCTTCAACAATAATCGAACCGTAATCACCCGCCTTATCAACCGACTCGGAAATTGTCTTGGCAATCTCTTCATTCTCTACCGAGACGTTGGCCACATTAAATAAGTCCTCCAAACTGGAAACATCGTTAGATTTATCTTTCAACTTAGCCACAATCTCTTTTTTTGCCTTTTCTAGCTCTTTACGAATAATCACTGGGTTTGAATTGGGGTCATTCTTCATCTGCTCAAGACCGGCCTCAATAATCGCATTGGTTAAAATAATTGTCGTCGTGGTGCCATCACCAGCCTCCTCATTAGTCTTTTCAGCAGCCTGTTTTATTAAATCAGCGCCCAAGGCTTCAAAATTATCTTTGGGATTAATTTTCCGGGCAATCGAAATACCATCATTGGTAACAATCACCCCGCCCCATTCGTTGTAAACCGAATTTCGTCCCTTGGCGCCAATAGTGGCTGCCACTGGTTCCGTTACCCTAGCAATTCCTCTCTTAAGAGCGTCTCGAGCCTCTTGGCCGAGCAATGTTTGTGTAGACATAAATTATATTCTTAATTTTTTAATAATCGCATTAGCAAAACTTTTATCGCCACTTGATGTCATTATACCACGTTGGTTCCTAAAAATCCTGGGGATATTCACACATAAGTTCTCAAATGCCGCGCGCATATCAGCCACTTGGGGGTCGTGAACTGGTTTTAACTGCTCAGATGTCGTCCGACTATTATTGGTATACCGAGAATTGGCAATAGCGTCATAAATCTTCATCGCCCCATCAGAGTTCTGGTTAAAAATCGTTCTAGGAAGCATCGCCGCGGCCGCAATCCGTCTCGGCTCGTGTTGGATAGCGTAAGAATTGATGTGAATTCTAATTCCAAACGGCGCCAGCGCGTCTTGGTCAGATTTATTGTCTGGCCGCCTCTTAGTCAGGTGGTCTTGCTCGCCAAAATACCCAACTGGCTTATTTCTAGGCTTAATTTTCTCTTCAATGAACTTTTTTTGAAACTCGTTGTAATAATCCGGGTTATACAACACCTCTGGACTCAAAAACGGGGCATACCAGTCGGTCGGCTTATTGGTATTGAAGTAAGCATCTAAGATTTTCAGTTTTCCGTCCCATTGAGCGTAAATAATCACCGTATAGTCCTGACGACCACCGAAATCAAGCCCGCAATACATCGGCCGGTCTCTTATATACTCAAGTGGAGCCACTGTTGCCTCGCTAATCTGCGGATAATACTGAGCTTTTGAGGAAATCGCGTAATTCACCTCTGCCTCCCGCATTAAATCAGGGTCGTTTAAGGCGTCCGCCTTCGCTTGAAGCTCGTTATACCACTGTTGGTCTTTAAATGGGTGGTCACGCCAAGTCAAAGAAACATAACTATCATTCTTTTCGCACATATTTTTGAAATCACCAGCCACCTTGGACTCAACGGTCGTCGAAACAAAGATTTTTAGCCTCGCCACCGAGGTCAGGGCCTTATAAACCGAAAGAAAGTTCTCGATAAAGAAGCATTCGTCAATAAACACCGTCCGGTAACGCTTAGACCGCCCGGCATTGGAGTTGGTCGATGACCCAATAATTGACGACCCAATAGTGGGATTAATTAATTTCAGTGTCGAGTCGGTTTCTGTACCGCGGGTGATTTTAAACTTAAAGCCTTCGGGGATAATGTGCCGCGGCAACCGTGCCATCATCCAGCGGATTTTACCGAAAATCGAGTTATCAGGCATTGCTGTTCCGTCGTCCACCTCCGATTCCGTCCGCGAGAGAATAAAGCACGAATAATTAGGGGTGAACAAGAACCGCCACAAAAAATACGCCGAGACCAACCAAGTCAGCCCCATCCCGCGCGGCTTATCAATCAGGAGGTCAATATCCTCGTTCGACATCTCTGCCTCCTGCATCTTATAGATAATTTTCTTCTGGTAGGGGAAAAGGAAAAACGGCTTTGGGTCACCGCCGAACTCAGTGAACTTAATCAGACAAAAATCCTCGATAAACGCCACTGGGTCAGTCGCGTAGCGTTCCATCTTCTCAAACCGCCCCAACTCATCAGTTTCCAATTCTTTCAGAACGGAAACCTTCTTCCGGAGCTTGGTTAAATACTCCGGGCTATCGTAATACTCTTGAATTAACGCTTGTCTCATTGTCCTTGTTTAGAAGTATAATCCAAAATACTCTCCTCCAATTCTTTCCGGCCGGATTGATTGATAATCAAAGTCTTAAAGAACGCATTATTAACATTGTTGGTCTTAAACGTCCTGGTCAGCGCGCCCGTTAAATTAACCGCCATTGTAATCTTATCCTTAGCGCTCATCATATCAATATCCGATTTTCTAATCCCTTTAGTCAAACTATTCAAAATAGAGGCCATCCGCAAAACCGCATTCCGATACTGCACTTCTGGATTGGGCGCATTGGTAACCGTCGGAGCAACATTACTAATCGCCACATCTGTCGTCTCCCGATTATCCGCCACTACCACCTCATTACCCATTGCCGTTTTAGTTGTTTTAAATGAAGATAGCGCCCAAGCGGTCCGAGGATTGTCCTTCATTAAAGTTTCCAACTCCTCAGTAATCGCGTAAGGATTAGATTTAAGCCAACCCAACACCGTTCTGGTCGCCATCATCAGCCGCAACTTCAAAACGTGATAATTGGCCCCAGTTTTATTCACCCGCAAGCAAAATTCCGGCCAGAACTCCTCATCCTTATTATTCCGCGCCGCGAGCCATTTCTCCTCCGTCACCTCAAACTTGTGGTCCGGTTTACCCTTCCTTGTATAAGGCACAGTGAAAAACAACGCGAAGCGCACAAATGAGGCAATCTTCTCCTCACTCCAGTCTCCCACCTCCCGCTTCTGGGGCAGCACCTCCTTAACCAACCGCAACTTATTCATCATCCTCCATCTTAACCAACTGATAACCAAAATGCTTGGCCAGCGACCGCAAGTTAGCCATCATCACCAATTCCTTATTCTTGGCGTCCCTGTGATACCACTTATATTTCCGCCGCTTGTTACACTCACCGCACATATAATAATTTACCTTCTCACCAGACACATTAACCCGCGAAGAGATAATAACCAACCCCTTAGTATTACTACACCCTCGATAATTACATTTTTTAATCATTGAATACAAATAAATTAAGAACTACGTAAATCAAAAATAAATAGCAAATAAGATTAATCATATTTTAAAATAAATCGTAATATTTGTCACCAGGGGTTAAAACGACCTCCCGTTTCATCGTTGGGTCCTTAATACTCTTCACGTCCGAATTAAATTCTTCGCTCCACCCATCATAAACCAGCGTCCACCCATCGTAAGGATTAAATTCGTCTTTGGCGGGTTGTGGTTTATTGGTTGGTTTATAGAACAGCACCCCCTTAATATAAGAAGATAGCTTCTCCGCGCCGGATAATTCCAAAAGTTTCTTATATTCCAAAGTAGTGAAGCGAACAGAAACCACCTTATATTTATTATCCATATCTAAATTGTATGACAATTGTATGACAAAAGCAAGCAAATTGTATGACAAAGTGTGGATATTGTATGACAATTAGGGTATTTTGTATGACAATTCTCGGTTTTTTGCCGTATTTTTAGGGGGGATTAGACCCAAAAAAAAGAAAAAACCCCAACCGATACCCCGCCTCCTCGGCTTTTTTCGCTCTTTTGATTGATTATTTGAGGGGTTGAATGATTGTGATTAGATGATTGAGCAATAAAGGAAAAGCAAAATGCACCTTGAAGAATAAGGACGAAATGACTGCACGCGTTGACTCACTTGTTTGAAATGTGGTGAAATAAAATAAAGAGAGCGAGGGGAAGGGAGGGCTAACCCCAAAGGAACCCCAAAGGAACCCCAAAGGAACCCCAAAAGAGCAGGCAGACAGAGGACAACACGCCACAAGTAAAGAATGAAGATAATGCCTTATAAGATAAGGAATGATAACACGGGCGGGGAATACCACGCCGCAATCGTCCCGCGTCCGTTCTGATTGATTAGCGTTGTTGTACAAGGATGATGAGGATAAACAACGGGGCGGGCGATAGGTGATAAGACGGGGCAAAATACGGGCGGGCGATAGGGCGAGCGGCGAGCCAATGTTGCTATACTTTCGCAGGGAAAGTTGTTGACAAGTATTAAAATTTGTTTTTTATTATTATATGTTGCTATATAATGATATTTTTACTGTATTTATCCACATTTGTGGTAGCAGATGTTTGCATTAGTTTGAGGACCGTGCTATCCTTTAGTTAGTTAGATGATTGACAACCTAGACACGGACGGGAAACTAACCAAAAACAAAAATGACCAAGAAAGACTATGTCTTAATCGCAGGAGCGATTAGGGGATCGAGAGAGTCGCTAAGTTATGCCCCAGTCAACAAGGGGGAGCGAGATATTGCGGTGGACACTGTACAGGCCACAATTGGCCTAGCATTGCAACGAGATAACCCACGCTTTAATTATGAGCGATTTTTACAAGCGTGTGGAGTAGAGAGCAATTAGAGCCAAGATAATTAAATTATTAGAGCCGTTTGCCGTCCGTGTCTAGGTTGTCAATATTATTAAACAATAAGACAAAAAATAATGATAAAAATAATCATCGGGAAGAAACAGGTCAACCTCACCGCAAAAGAGTTTGAGCAGGTGGTTAGGTGCATTGGGACAATGGTTAGGTGGGACACTGGCGGAGCATATGGGGACGGTGAAGAGATTACCGAGCGGGCGAACCTTAACGCCGCCAAAAGAGCAGTCGAAAAAATTAACAGAGCATTATAAGACAAAAACAATGAAGACAATTTTGTGGCTCGTGGCCGTGGTGCTTGTGTTTGATTGTGTGGGGTATATCTTATGGTCGATTAGCGGGCAAACGCCCGTTAACAACACTTACATTGGAGCAATCACGGCGAAAATTATTAGTATATTAAAATAATAAAATGAGAAAATATAACCCTGACTATATTTTAGGAAGAATGATAGGCCATACCTTTTACGATGACTTTGGCGATTTAGATAATGACAAGATAACGGAAATTAAAATAGGAAACAAATATACCGTCATAAAATTTACTAATGGCCAAGTGATGAGGTTTACCGGCGAAGACATTACCAACGAAAACAAATAATAAAATGAAAATAACTGTTAGCTTTAACCAATTTTGTGATAGTTTTGACGATAGCCGCAAGGATAACTTTAGTTATGAGGGCAAGCGGGCCTTGTTTGATTACTTGGAGAACTTAGAGGACGACACAGGCGAGGAAATGGAGCTGGACCCAATTGCCTTGTGTTGCGAGTTTACCGAGTACAAAGACTTAGCGGAATTACAAGAAAACTACACCAACATCAAGAGCTTAGAGGAATTAGAAAACAAAACGACCGTCATTCCGATTGAGGGGACCGAGGGCTTCATTATCGCCGATTATTAGACCACCATACAAAACAATGGACATACTCACACAATTAGCGGAAAATGGGCAGATGTTTGGCTTTAACGCTTACGGGGAAATGGTAACAGTGCCAGAACTATTAACCCACAAACTAGGCCGACCTGTGGAGTTTGACGAGGCTGTGGCCTATATCCGCAAGGCCAAGAGGGAAAAGTTTATTAAAACTATCAAGAACCGACAAGTATGCAATGCTTAACGGCCAAGATAGCGGGGCGACACATCGCCACGATTAAAATTACAGGCATTGAGGGCGGATTTATTGCGGGCGGACGCAATCCCCAAGAGGCAATCGCTAACTGTTTTAGAATTATATCATCGCATTACAAAAATAAAGCTATAATCATAAAATGAAAACATACAAAACGACAACAGAGAAACCTTGTTTGGAAATTGTTTTTGACCAGTATGCCGAAAGCCCACGAAAACACAACGACAATTTAGGGTATTTTATCACCTGCGAGAGAAATTATAATTCACCTGACGATAACAGGGAATTGGAAAGTTTGATAAAAAATACGGGCGATGAAGGCGAGAACGCCGAGGAGCATATAGAGAAGATAAAAACGGAAATGGAGGCCAACGGCTATGGCAAAGTCTTAGCAATTTATCCCGTTTATAAGTACGAACACGGTGGCGTAGTATATAGACGAGGCACGGCCCACGGGTTTGATTACAGCAATTGTGGCTTTTACATTGTAACGGATAAGACTGCCGAAGTATTAGGCATAACCCCGAAAGACTTTGAGAAAGTTATTGATGCCGAACTAGAAACCTATAACAAATGGGCTAACGGCGAAGTTTATGCGTGGACGCTATATGACGAAAATGGCGAAATAGTGGACGGGGGAGGTGATTATTACTCATTAGAAGAAATAAGGGCCGAATTGCCAGAAGAATGGCAAAATGAAAAACTAGAAGACTATCAGACCAACGACTAAACAATATGAAAGAAATATTAGCCAACCTTGCGTTGATTGACGCAATCAAGTTTTGTCGAGAAAACAACATAGACCCTAGCGGGACCCATTTGTACAAGTACCCGAGGCGATTTACTTATGCCCTCGTTAGGGACGAAGACGGGAGAGCCGTTATTACTACCACCTTTTACAAAAACAGCACACCCGTCCACTTTATCCACGATTAAAAAATAAACCTATGACTAAAGAAAAAATACTACAAGCAATCACACAAGCCGAAAATGAGAGCGGCGGCGAGTTTGACTTAACTTATGACGAGCAAACCGAATGTTTGTTTGATTACTTGACCCAAACCCTCGACTTGAGATTATCCGTAAAGACGAGAAGTGACGCCAGTGGAAGTGATTACTGGCTACAAGCCGAATATTACAGTGACAAACTACAAAAAACGATTGTATGGAAATATGAGGTCGGTAATTTTGACGACTATGACGAGGTGACGGACTATATTATCCGAACCGAAAAGGAAATAGCCGAGCTTGAGGCCCAATTACCAGACTTATCATCTGTATCTTATGATTAAACAAAAAATAGCCGGATGTGTTGCGTGGAAACGAAACATTAAGGGCTACACTTTCGACTTTTTAAAACTACCCAGTGGGTACATCACAGCTAAGGCACCAACGGGAGATAATGAAGCCGACAAAAAGATGTTTGACCGCCTTGTGTACTTTAACCAGAGGCTATACAACGGCACAAACGAAAAAGAAATAATTAAAAACATTACTAAGTTTATCAAAAATTATGGACGAACAAATTGAACAACTTATAGACAGTGCTTCCAACATTACTTTTAACGAAATGATGTATTGGTACTTTTGTCAAGACCGAAACGAGTTGGCCGACAGAATTATAGCTCTTAGTGATAAAGAAAAAAGTCAATTTGTTAGTGATTTTGGCCCGTTTAAAGCACGAGAATAACTTATGAAAAATAAAATAACCATTATGAAAATAAAACTAACCAACGAATATGCCGAGAGAAAAATAATTGACAAGACTTTTGAGTTTGAAATTGAAAAAGACGGCCAAATCCACGAGCTAGCCGTCCGTAAAAACTGGTATATAGACGATTACACCAACGAATACGACAACAATTGGGAATGGTCTGATAAAGACAGGGCCGACAAGTTTCTTGCCAGTCTGTCCGAGAACGAGCAAGAAGAAATTGAAGAGTTTATTAGTAACTTAGAATAATCATTATGAACTACAACAAAAACAATAGTCTTATTAAAAAGGCAAAAGCTTACGGCTCTAAGAGCGGGAGAGTTTATCGCCGAGCATTTACCAGAGAACAGATTGACGCTTGCTATGCTTGTGCGGCGGGCGATATTACGGGGAAACAATTGTGCTATGTCTTAGGATATAAATATAATTCCAGTAGTGTTTATCGGGCGATATGGTGGGCTTTAGTGTGTGATTTACGAGGACTTAATTAAAACAACAATATGAACCCTATAGTATTGGGTATCTGGTGCATTATTGGTGCGATTTTGGGTGGATTTTGGGGCGTAGTAGCGGCTTTTGTTATTTACTTAGCCGTATGCTTTTTCACGGCCGTAATGGAGGAATTACTATAATTGACTTTCGCGGGGAAAGTGTCAGCGTTATCCACACAAGATAATTGTATCTGTTTATTAGATATGCTATAATTACACCAATGAATAAAAACATCTACAAAATAATCATACGAGTACAAGATGAAAACATAAAGTATTTATATGTCAAGGCCGAAGACATAGAAAGGGCCATAGAATACGCCCACGAGGAGTACCCAACGGGGCGGATTGAGGAAGTATCATTACAAGCTAACGCTACAATCTTATAATGTCCAATGAGCAAATTAAACAAGGAGAGAATATTATCAATCCCGAAACTGCGGGGCAAGGGAATGACCAATCAGGAGATAGCCAATCACCTAAAGGTAACAGTGAGGGCAATAAATTACTGGGTAAAACGACTAAAGCAAGACGGCCACGAGGTGCCAAGACCGAACAAGGGCGGGAGAAAACCAATCAACCTAAAGTAAGCCGTTTTGCGTTCCGGGCCACCGTGCCAACAATGCAATATGGCAACATCCAACCCGAGATTGAACTTCAGGGTGTAACCATAGAGGAGGGGGAGGCAATCGTAATGCCGTATCTTGAGAGTTTGTTTGCGAGCTACGGCGAGAAGCCATTGACCAAAAAAGAGGTATCAACGGCCGTGGTAACTAGAGAGAAAGTAAAATCATTCAACGAAGATGTGGAAATTGAGTATGACCCAATTAATCATTCATACTTCTACGAGGGGAAAAAACTAACGGGAGTAACCGACCACATCAAAACATTCTATAAAGCATTTGATGTGGCAAGTATCGCCCCAGCGTGTGCTAAGGCGTGGAATTGCACCGAGGAAGAAGTCAAAAATATCTGGAAAGCCAACGGCGACCTAACGAGTGCTTTGGGCGACGCTATCCACAAAATGCTAGAGAATTATGACTTTCACCGGGAAATTGGGGCCAAAATCGCTGAAATTAAGAAACTGGAGGACAATTATGTTATGCCGAAACACCCCATTCTGCGTGATATTATGGCCAAGTTTATCGCCATAGACACAGCCAAAAACCAAACAATCGTCCCCGAGGTTATTATCACCGACATCAAGAAAGGGTTTTGCGGCCGGACCGACCGCCTAGTTATCACGGGCGACAAAAAGTGCGTTGTCCAAGATTATAAGATTAACATTGAGAGCGAAAAGGAGGACAAGAACAACAAAATCACCGCCGAACAATTCAAAGACCTACCGAGCAACAAAATCAGCAAGTACCAACTCCAAATGTCGGTCTATGCTAATATGTTGGAAAATAGTGGGTGGACGGTGGAGGGTCTAGAAGTTTTTGTTCTAGAAAATGAGTGGAAATTACACCAATTACCAGTCTTAAAAGTAATTTAGCTTATGGAAATTGTCCTCCTGGTGCTAACGATTATCATTATCTTAATTGAACGATAAATATGAATTACTCATTTGAAGAAGCACAACGACAAGCGGAACTGGAGTACGGCTTTTCGGTCGGTTCTAACGACAATGAATGGTTAACCAAGTTTCCTTTAGGGGAAACGAAGTTCCGATTGCTAACCCCCCTATTTGCCTGTCCCCAACACTTTAAGGAGGGTTGGGCCTACAACGGCATTTGCGTCGGTAAAGACAATGGTTGTGAGGGTTGTAAACAAGAAGTTAAGCACAGTATGAAATGGCTGGGGCTAGTTTGGCACGAGGGGAAAATAAAACCCGCCTTGCTACCCCACAAGGTCTTCGGCCAATTGTCTGACTATCAAAAAGACCCACAATACTCCTTCGACTTTCCAATGCCGTTTTATATAACGGTAATCAAAAAGTCCACCGGGTCTTTACCCCAAAATGTAGAATACACAGTCAGACCAGACCGAAACGACACCAAACTGGAGGAAGGATTAGAAGATAAATTGGCCAAACACACCCCACCGGAAGAAATTAAAGAGAATATGAAGGCCAAGCAAATGAAAAAGTTTTCTCCCCAAGAACAAGAAGAGGCGCTAGACGAACCAGAAAATGAGTAGCACCGAGAAAGAAACCCAGCGCGCGGTAATGGAATATCTTGACTACAAAAAGATATTTTACTTCCGTGTCAATTCCGGGGCATTCAAAACTGAAAAGGGTGGATTTTACAAAATGTCCACCCCGGGTTGCCCCGACATAGTCTGTGTTGTTAGAGGGCAATTCGTGGGCTTGGAAATAAAAGACATAAAGGGTAGCTTAAACGCCAATCAGATAGAATTCAAAAAGAAACTAGAGGCCGCTGGTGGTATATATCTAATCGTAAAATCATTGGACGACATTAAAGAATTATCAAGTTAAATAACTAATTATGATTGACCAACTTTATCAAGACTTCACCACCCAACTTAAGTTTAAGCATTTAACCAAGGTAGGTTATGATGACGGGGTGAGTATTGGGATAATTTATAATGGATTGGAGATTTATAAGGTGACTTGTCGTGATAATTCAATAACTTGGTCGCCTTTAAGTAACCAAAATTAAAATGAAATACAAACTAACAAACAATAAAAAAGAAGTAAACGAAAAAGTTTTATATCAAATACAGGCCACAGCATCATTTGGGATAGCAACTAAGGGTGAATTAGGTGGTTGGATAGAAAAAGAGAGTAACTTATCACAAGAAGGCGACGCGTGGGTGTCTGGCGACGCGTGGGTGTTTGGCGACGCGGAGGTGTCTGGCAACGCGTGGGTGTCTGGCGACGCGTGGGTGTTTGGCAACGCGTGGGTGTTTGGCAACGCGAGGGTGTTTGGCAACGCGTGGGTGTTTGGCAACGCGTGGGTGTTTGGCAACGCGAGGGTGTCTGGCGACGCGAGGGTGTCTGGCAACGCGTGGGTGTCTGGCGACGCGGAGGTGTCTGGCAACGCGAGGGTGTCTGCTAAAGCATCATTCACAAAAGGTTGGTTCATTGGGGGAGATGATAGCGGAAAAATCACAGACATCACAGACAAAACAGGTTCAACATACTGGAAAAACCAATATGTCTTAGGAGATTATGAAATCACGCCGATAGAAGATGAACCATCTCTCAAAGGAAAAGAGGTGGAAGTGAAACTAGACGGTAAAACTTATAAGGCGATTATCCAGTAAACTAAATTAAAATGGACATCTCAAAAGTAACTAGACTGGAAGTGATTGACTGGTCAAAACCAGCTGAAGACGGCGGCGGTCGAGTCTTTGTTCACTGGGACGACAAGACCAAAATAACCCTAGACCGCCAAGATGATGGTCGAACCTTAAAAGTGTTTATTGAGAAAAGATAAGGTGGTAAAATAAAGGTAGTTGACAAGTTAAGAGACAGAGACCAGCCGGTGAGTGTTACGACAGCGCTCGCTGAAATCGAGTATGGGGCTATCCAAGATTAACGGTTAAGACAGGGGAAATTAACTGCTTGGGTAGTGATGATACACGCCGTGGCTCCCTAATCGGCTCTGTGAGTCTCCGTGACCTCATCACGCCTCACGAACAAGTATGCCGCCGGCTGGTCTGTGTTCCTTAAAACCATTGAAATCAGATGGGGGAAGGGCGGCGTGGCAGTCTGAACGCGTAGACTGTGTCCGAGGATAATCACAGTATGTCCCGAATAACAATCGGATACCACGATATAGACCACTGTGGGTCTGCTAGGTCTTTCCCCACCTGCTCTTAATGGATAGTTCTTTGACAGGAGGTTAGATTATGAACTGGTTTTTAATCGGGGCTGGCCTCCTCTATGTTTTGGGGTCGGCCAAATCAGCACAAGAGGGAGAATGGAAAATGGCCGGAGTGTTAATTTGCTACGCCCTAGCCAATGTCCTCCTCGCCCTCATTAAGGAGGCGAAATGAAAGGTGACATCTTCGCTTTTCTGCGGGGGAGTGTCAAAATCAGACTGCGGGTCGTCCCCAAGAAGTGCGGTTGGACAGACCGGAAGAGTCAAATCATCCTCAATCAGAGGTATGACATCCTTAGCACCTGTCTCCACGAAGCAATTCATTGTCTGCGGGGAGACCTGACCGAGCAAGAAGTCTTGGCGAAGGAGAAGCAAGTGGCCAGTATGATGACCAATCACGACTGGAAGCGCCTCTTGAACCTCATTTACCTGAAAGTGAACGGAGGGTAAGGTGATGGTCTTCAAGAAATTCCACACCAAGCACCACATCTGGTATGCCATCGGTTTCAAAAGGAAAGGAGTAAGCCGTGAAAAGAAAGACAATCGCAGACGACAAACGACAACGAGCCGACAGTAACCAAGTCAGGGAACTGACGGCTAGGTATCGCAAACTCTTGGCCGAAAATCAGGAACTCGAAGAACGGGTCAAGAGCGTCCTCGAAATGAGGAAAGGCGTCACCACCCACACCATCAAGGCCAGTCAGAAATCGGGTCACGGTGAAGCAACCGCTTTCATTGTGGCCTCGGATTGGCACATTGAAGAGACCGTTAAGGCCGAAAGTGTCTATGGTCTCAACGAGTATTCGCTGGAGATTGCTCGCCAACGGGCAGACCGCTTCTTCAAGAACTCGCTCATTTTGCTCAACATCTGCAAGCGGGACATCAAAATCAAGACCATCGTCCTCGCTCTCTTGGGCGACTTCATCACCAATCAAATCCACGAGGAACTGATGGAAACAAACTCGGTTCGTCCGATTGACGCCATCAAGCTCGTCCAGGGTTGGTTGGTATCAGGGATTGAGTTTCTGTTGAAGCACACCGACTGCGAGCTGATTATCCCCTGCTGTTCGGGCAATCACGGGCGGATTACCAAGCGTATCCACCACTCAACCGAACAAGGCAACTCGTTGGAACATCTGATGTATTACTCCCTTTCCCTTAACTTTAGGGGCAACAAACGAGTGAAATTCATCATCAACGAGTCCTACCACACTTTTCTTGAAGTCTATGGCCAAACAATCCGTCTGCACCACGGCCACGCCATTCGCTATCAAGGCGGAGTTGGCGGGCTATCCATTCCCTTGAACAAAGCCATCGCCCAATGGAACAAGGCGAAAGAAGCCGACCTCGATGTCTGTGCTCACTGGCATTCCTTCAAAGACACAGGCAACTGCATTGTGAACGGCTCGCTGATTGGCTACAACGCCTACGCGGTAGCTATCAAGGCCGATTACGAGAAACCCAAACAAGCGTTCTTTCTCATCGACTCCAAGAGGGGGAAGACCATTGTCGCGCCAGTTATCGTCCACGCTGACATCTAACCTCGGTTAGCCGGATTATCCTTAAATCCGGCTTTGTTTCCAGGATTGGAGGGTCTTGCCAACTAATGAGGCAATACTAATTCCTTCGGGGATTGCTTGCCCAAGCCCAGCCAATCTTGGAAAGAGAGAACCTTTACAACGCTAAATAGAAAGGAGGTGTGAGATGGTGATTTGTGGTCGCTGTGAGGCAACTATCGTTCCCCGGCGATACAACCGCCGCAAGGACGATAAAATAGCTCTATCCCTTTGCCATCAATGCCAACTGGTAATGGCAGAACGAGAAAAACAGAAGCTCGGTAAGAAATACAAGTTCTAAGGAGGCGGAAATGAAAAAGATTGTCTGTGTCCGTTGCAAGTCCTTCGTTAAAGCAGAGGATTACAGCGGCAAAATGACTGTCCACTACACGACCTGCGAGGAATGCCGCAGGAAGAAACCCCCCGAAGCCGTCAAGGAGTATCTGCGGAAAAACCGCCCTCCTGGTGGCTGGGGAGAAGGAGTGAGTGATGGAAACTAAACCAGTCGTGTATCTTTCCGGCAAAATCACCGGTAACGATGGCTACAAGGAGTTCTTCGCTTTTTGGGAGAATATCTTTGAGCAAGGCGGCTATGCTGTGATGAACCCCGCCAAACTTGATGTCCCTGGCGAGGAATTACCCTGGATTCAGTGCATTATCCGAGACCTCGGCTACCTGTTGCTTTGCGACTATGTCGCCCTCCTCCCTGGTTGGGAGGAAAGTGCGGGAGCGAGAATTGAGATGATGGCGGCGGTGCGTTTAGGCAAGCCCCTCATTATCCCACCAGGTTCGACCTGTCAGGCAACCTTTAGCTTCGAGGCCAAGCCCCAAAGCGAAATGCCCGAACCAACCGAACTCGGAAACGATGTCATTGGGTTAGATGGTGAAATCGACCTCTCTGACATCCCAGGGTGGGACAATGAAATTCCGAATGAAGAGGAATGAGTATCGGGGGACTATCCTCTGCCCTGGCTGTCTGGAAGTTAAACCCCAGACCCGCCACCACTGCCTCCCTAAGAGGCATTACGAAAACTCCCCTATCCTCCATCTTTGCGAGGAGTGCCACTTGGAGATTGAAAAACTCACTCCCCAAGAACCCCAGCAAGACGATTTCTATTTGCGAATTTGCCGATTGTTTCTAAAAAGTCGGCGGTAACTCTCTAGGCTTGGGCGGTGCCTTAAACCCGCCCTAATTTAACATCAATGCTACAAGGCATAGACATCAAAAAGGAAGCAATCGCCATTTGTGGGCGAATTTTGGCCGGATTAGGGGTAATTTTAATCGGTAGGTTACTAGGGTGGTTATGATTTTCAAACACGCAGATTATTGTCCAATAGAACTGGCTAATAGGGGTATATGGCAATCAACTTCGAGACCTTGGTGTACCTGCAACACGCCGGACGGAGAAATTAATTACACAGACCCACCACCCCAAGATGGTGGGGTGGTTATGAGGCAATTCAAAACAGGGGCCAATCGGAACAGCGATGACGGAAAACTGGACTATGAGGGGTTCTTTAGTCCTTTAGTTTTAGACCGCCTAGCCCAATATATGCATAAGCACCGCTATTTAGAGGACGGAACCTTGCGGGATAGCGACAACTGGCAAAAAGGCATTCCACAAGACGCTTATATGAAGTCCGGTTGGCGACATTTTATGGATTGGTGGAAGGAACACCGGGGACTACCAAGCCGAGAAGGATTAGAGGATGCTTTATGTGGGTTAATCTTTAACGCAATGGGGTATTTATTTGAACTCCTGAAAAAGAAGATTGATTAAGAATTCTCCTCTTACCGATTAAATCAACTATCTTAGAATACCGCCGCAACTCTTCATCGGTGGCTCTATTTAACATAATTAAAGTTAATTTATCGTTAATATCTTTTCTTTTCTCAATACGATGACAATTTGGACAAAGTGGTAATATCGCAAATTTTTCTTGAACCGCCCGGCCAGCATAAATCATATGATGATGAAATTGAACCGGGCTAGAGCCACACAAACAACACTTTTGATACCACCCATCAGACACAATGGAAGCTAAAATATGTTGTGGTATAGCCATATTTTACTCACCATCATAAACCCTAATCCTCTCGCCGCAGTCCCGACAAATCCTCAGCAAATAAGTATCAGCGTGCTGGCAATTACTTTTTGGCGACACATTATCTTTGACCATTTTATTCACGTCCTCGCGCCGTAAATTTTGCGCCTCCTCCACTAAATTCTCGGTCTTCTTTTTATCTACCGCTAATGGAAGCAGCGTATAAAGCGACGACCAACCAACTAGCGACAACTTCTCTTTATCCATCCCCAACTCAACACAATACCTTTGATAAACAGAAATCAAGCGCGAGGCAGTTGACTCAGCCATCTTCATCTCCCAACAAAACTCAGCAAACGACTGATAGCCACCAGACTCATAAAGCCTTTCATCTCTAATTTTCTGCAACCGCCCAGCCAATTCCAGAAACCCAGACTCCATCCTCTTTTTAATCAAAAGGGTTTCCTTTAGGTAGTCGTTAATTTTTTGTAGTTTCATAAATGAATTTATGATTAATAACGTTATCTATTTTATTTCTTATTTCATCCCGCTTAGTATAATCACCACCATTAATTATTTTCCTTAACTGATAACTAAGCTGACCAAACTCTTTAGAGAACTCAAGATATTTTTGGTCACCCGTCCTCTGAAACTGATGCAAACAAACTTTCATTATTTCGAGCATCTGCTCCCGCAGGTACATATCTTCTAATCTTTCTTTTGAACCAATCATAAATTAAAACGAGTCGAAGTCTTCCTCGGCCTGTCGTTCTTCTTCTGCCGACTTAACCAATGACTCAACCCAAGAATTATCCTCATAATAGCGACCGGTTTTAGTGTCGAAGACCATCCCGACATTTCCATTACGGCCGGTCCGCCGGTTGGCTAACACTGAAACCATTGTTTTATCTTCATACAAACGGACCTTCTTAATCAACGAATTCTTCCGCCAGAGCATCATCACCATATCTGATTCCTGTAAAATAGACGAACTACCCTTTAAATCCTGAAGAGACGGCGGCTTACCTTCATCAGCTTGGGAAATGTGGACATTAAGCAAAATAATAACATTCCACCGCTTCGCGATATTCTTAAGCCCCTTCATTATCATCTCAATCCGATAAGCCAGATTTTCTCGTTTATATCGACCATCGGTGCCGAAATCATCAATGTAACCAAGGTGGTCAATCACCACAAGCTTAGTATTATATTTGGCGATACCCTCAATAATTCGCTGTTCTATCCAATCAACCGTGACCCGAGAGGCCAACTTTCGCGGGGAAAGAAATCTTGGCACCGAGTAACCATTATCGCTTCGCTGTTGGACCAACTCTTCGTTTGATTGCTCGAGTGGTATCATTACCGGATTAAGTTCTGCCAACTGTTCAATCAAAAACAGACTCCAAGCTGTTTTACCGTGTTTTGAGCTTGCGGAAACGGTAATTAACTGTTGCTCCTTGAACCCGCCAATCAAATCATCAAGTAGGCCGAGTTTGGTCTTGTGGAGAGTAGTTTGCGGCCGCTTCTTAATTTCCTCCAACAACTCATCAGACCAAACCAATTGATATTCTCCGCTATAATCAGCGGCAACTTCTTGAAGGCGGGCTAAGCCTTCGGCCGAATGGGACTCAACGACTGACCGCTTCTGTTCCTTCTCTATCGACTCAATTAATTGCTCTACATTCACAGGTTATTTTTCTTCTTAAAACTTAATAATTTTTTCCACTTAGAGTCGAGGTCATACGGCGAGCTTATCTCTGGACAGTATACATCATCTTTATTTTCACCATAAAACTTGAGGGCTGATTTGATTTTATCCAAACCGCGCTCGTTTAATAGATTTTCAGCCGCCGCCCGTTGGGTCTTGTTTATCTTCCAGTTAGCCGGATATTTCCCCCATAAAGCAAAGACTGGTTCCACCGCGCTTATCTTGGGTGGCTTCGGCTGCGCCGCCGGTATCGGCATACCGTAGGCGTCCAGCTTGTCCCCGTATTCCTCTTCTTGGTTATGATACACCTCGCGATTCTCGTCAAGAGAATCGCTAATGTTAGGGTTAGGAATAGGGTTAGGGGTACCCCCAATTTTTATATTTTGTGGCTTAATAGAGCCGTTTTTTTTCTCTGGAAAGTTAGGTAAATCGTTAGGTAAAAGGTTAGGTAAAAGGTTAGGTAAAAGGTTAGGTTCAGTTATCCCAAGTTCCTTTCCAATGTCTCTCAAGAGATTATTTTTTATTGGTTTTCGCATTCTTAATTCCGCCATTTTTCCTTTTAAGTGTCCGACATTTAATTCCAAACAACGGCTTCTCCCCCTTCCGGTAGTAGTAATAAACTGGCTTTTTTTAGCCAAAGAAAGGGCCACTTTGGTTGTTCCTAGTGACCAATTATATTTTTTCATTAAATATTGATTGGTTGGGCTTATTGTATCTTGGCCCCAAACTTCGCAAGATAACACATACCAAATAATATCTCTTGCGGTACTATCAACAACGTTTTCATAAATAGCTTGTCTGGCTAAAAGTTTAGTTTCTTGGTCCATTTTGTTAGTTAAAATAAAAAGCCACTTAATCTGACAGGAGCTAGACTATACCCTTCACACGTAGGGGTGGAGCTTTCGCTCCCGTCTCCTGGCAGACCAAATGGCCTTTTATAAATCGTGTGAATAATATCATATCGCCAGTCTAGGAGCAATATGCACCCACAGTATAGCATAAAACACACCAATCCTTATGGGGATAACTTTCGCCGGGAAAGTTCCTCGTGAAACTTCTTTTGCCAAACGCCCTTGAGGTTCTCGGCGCCCCACTGGAGATACCCAGACGGCACATCCTTTATCTTGGTTCCGTTATATTTACCAAACGTCACCATCTCTCCGGCCACTGGTTTGTACTCAACACTCTGGCCGGTAATGAAATCCACCCCCGTCAGCCAGCCAAATTCGCCTCTCAGACGGTCTAAACCACTATCCGGGTCACTTACTACCTGAAATGCCTCAACACGTCCAAATCGGCGAATATTGCCACAAATATCGACCACCTCAGCGTATTCCTTACCCGGGTAAGTCCGCATTACCCGGCCAATCATCTGGTAGAGGAGATTTACCGACATCGTAGGGCGCCCCAGAATGACCGTATCTAGGGCCGGGAAGTCAAAGCCGACAGTTAGCACCCCCACATTACAAACCACCCGAATTTGGCCCGTTTTGAAGCTCTCAAGGATTACCTTCCTCTCCTTAGACGGTGTTTCACCTGTAACAATCGCCGCGGTAATACCAAGCATTTTAAGCCTAGCCGTCAGGGTTTCGGCCTCTTGGATGAATTTATTAAACACCAAGATGTGTCTTTTACCTTTGTCCTTAATAAATGACTCAATAACACCCAGAATATTGAGTTTGGAGTTATAAGACATTAGGGCTTGGTCATCAAAGTCAAGGCCGGTGCTGTTTAATTTAATGTCCTTTGGGAAATATCGTTCGTTGATAGTATATTTTAAAGGACACAAAAAACCCTCATCATATAAGTCTTTTATCTGAATTACATAGGACAACTCATTAAAAATCTTTGGCTTTGTCCTTGTAAGAAACTGGCAAACCACCGACCGCTGACCAGTTTTGTGATTATTAAAAGACCGCGTTCGATAAGGCGTGGCCGTTAGGCCCAAGACGTTACCCCCGTGCGCGTCAATAAACTCCTTGTACATCCCGGCCTTACTATTAACAAAATGACACTCGTCGATAATAACATTTGAGAATGTCCCCCAAAGTTCCCGGCGGTTGTAGATACTACCGATAGTGGCAAGGGTCACTTTACCAATGTCCTTTTGACCAACCGAAGCAGAGAAGACACCGATGTCCGTTATCCCGAACTCGGCGGCTCGCTCAAGGTTTTGTATTAAAATCTCGCGCGTAGGCTGAAAGATTATCGTATTGCCCTCTAATTGCCTCGCTATTGCATTTAAAATTAAGGACTTCCCAGAGGCCGTCGGCGCTACAATAATCCCATTTCGACCCCGTTTGAAGGCATCTAGCCCAGCCTCCACCGCACCGCGCTGGTAATCTCTAAGCTCTATCATTATATCATAATATCAGAAAAGGCTCCAAAATTCAAGGAGCCTCTCTGGATAACTAATCCTGACCGGGGTAATATCCTTCGTCTTTAGGGTTATTGAACTTTTCAAGATACCTAGAGGTGTAAGGATAAGTGAGCGCGCTGATTTTATCCATTGAATCTGTATCGCTGGAATTATCTAATATCCAATTAAGGATGTCGCGAGTGGTCATTTTTTTGTCTGCCATATAGGAATATTAATCTTTCTTACTTAGACTTCTTCACCGGCTTTTTCACTGGCGTCTTGGAGGCTGTCGATTTTTTCCCCTTCTTCGCCGCCTTCTTTTGTTTGTTCATCGGCATAATTGTTTTCACGGGCCAATCCCTTTTTCTCGGCAATCTGCCCGTATTTATTAGTCTCTACTAAATCATCGACCCGAATTTCTCCGAGGACATCTTCATCCTCAATGAAATAAAAAATGTCGTCTTCGCCGTCTTCTCTCTGGACCCGAACTTCATCCACGCTGTAGCGCCTAAACATTACAGTCTGGCCGGCATCGAATTTTGCCTTTTCACCAGAGCGGATAACCTCTCCCACTACCGGGGCGGAATTGGTGGCAGTATCGGCCGTAATGAGGCCAGTCTCAGTCTCGCGCTCGGTCTCGCGTATCTTAATAAGCAAACGATTTCCTGTGGGGAAAATATTAGTTGTATCTATTTTCATATTTAATAATCTAAACCCTTATAATAATCTATCTTTTTCTTGATTATATCATAAACATCTTCGTCGCCACCATAGTATCTTTCGGCGTAAGTCTTGGCGGGGTCATCTTTATATTCCTGGGTGGCCCTTTCGTTAAGGGTTTGGGTGTCGGTTTTTTTATCATAATCGTAGACGTTTCCCTTAATGGCAAAAAAGGCCGCGGCCGCATTCATCACCCCCTGTTTAGTATTAAAGTCTGTTTTGACTCCAGCTTTTTCCAATTCCTTTTTCGCCGCCTCGGTTAGCCCCATCCGATAAGCCTCCTCTCCAATCTGGGGGTTCTTGTTAGTATCGGCCACCCCAAACGACGACTCTTGAGAGTAGATAGCGGGGATAACCCCCTTTATATCAACGCCAAACTTTTCTTTAGCGTAATTCTCGGCCTTCTTAATAAATGGAAGGTCCTGCTGAAATATCTCCTCATTATGGAATGAAGAAACATCAACCTTTTGAGGGTTAGTAATTTCTGGCGTCTGGCCATCAGGTTCGGCGCGGAATGATTCCTTCCCGGTTACTGTGTCGCCAACCGTCTTCTTTTTGCGTTGCCAGCCGCCCGCCTCGGCAGGCTCCCACGCCTCCTTGTTGGTCATAAAATCTAAGATGTCTTGTAGTGGTGGTAGTTTGGCCATATTATTTTCTTTTTGGATGCAGCTCTTTTTAATTTCCTTTCTAATTTCTTTGGCATACTATTCTCCAAATAATATTGGTTCTAATTCTTTAGGAGTAATAACACGACCGACCATTTCACTAACGTTTTTAATTAATTCATCAAGAGTTATACCACCAACCGCCGTTGGGATTGGGGTTTCTTCACTGGCCTGTTTTAATTTATCCCCCAGTTGGCGGAGATAATTTCCAGCCTTAACTTTCTTACTATTTAAAATAAGATAACCTTCATCCTGTAAATTACCAATCAGATTAGACATTTCTTCAGCCGGGATTCTAGTGTTACGATTAATTTTTGCCAGCTGAGATAAATGATAGGTTGCTGGGACGGTTCGCCCGGTGAAGCCATAAGCCAAACCAGTTATTAGGTGGGCGGCCTTGAGCAAGTTCTCACCCGACAAATTTTCCATACTTCCAAGGGTATCAAGCGATTTCTGCATTTCAATAATAAATTCGTCTAACGGAATTGGCTCTTCCACGCCTTGAATTTTTACTTTTGAACCACCAAATAATTGCTTAAAAATACGGTCTTTATTAACTCCGCCAATTTGATTGAGGTCCTTGAGAATCCCGCTCATTTGATTTTTGAGAGCCGTCTCATCAACCCTCCCGGCAGCGGTGATTACTGGATTGCTATTCCTAGTAGCGATACCTCGGATAATCTCTTGACCAACGACATTCATTAACTCTTGGTCGTCGTCAATTAACGAGAGAATTGAGTTTAATTCCTCAACGCTTTTAATGTTAGAGATTTCGTTTCCCAGCATACTGTAATTTCTAAAATTACTTGTTCGAGAAGAAATTTTCGACAAGAAATTATACTTAACCATATCATCAATCGCTTTCTCCATTTGAGGAATAAACTCTTCCCCGCCCTCGAAACCAAGTCTTTGAGCGTTTAGAATAGCTTGATTGAAATCAGTATTAAGAATTCTTGATACTTGTTGTAGTTGCTCGAGATGACCCTGAGAAAGAATAGATTGCGGGCCAAACCCCTCTACCCACTTAATAGCATCATCAACAACCTTCGCGCGTAATTCTGGCGAAGATGATATTTTTGCTTTATCTAAAATGCTATTAAAAAACACTTGAGACAAAATATCCTTATCTTGTTGTTCTGGAAACGCTCGAAGCAATGAACTCATCTGCTCTCGATATTTAGTTGGGTCTCCCCCTTTAAGCATATCGTCTACCATATTATTAATCGTCGCCGCAGAGGTAATTCGACCGGCAAATTCATTGTCGACATTTTGAGAAACATTCAAAGCAAAGTCGCGCGCTTGGTTCCATTGAGCCATCAATTCCGGCTTATGGACCGAGATACTCTCTTCCATATCACGCAGATAAGCCCTAGCCATATCCCTAATTCGTTGATTGGCTTCAGGGTTTTTGGTGATGTAATTATTGGCCTCGTTATATAAACGATATGCCTCACGCAAAGAAGTTGGGCGCGAAGTATCAAGTCTTTGCCAATAAGCTTGGACCATCTGAACAGAGTCGTCAGCAAAGCCCCCGCGCGTCATCGCCGCCCTTGTCATATCATCTACCCACTTACTGACTTCAGTTTTAACCCCGGTTACATTATCAACTTTGTCTACCGTTACCTTGGCATCATTAAGGAATGTGTCGAACAATTCATTTCTAGCTCGGTATTGCTGGCCGATGTAAGTATTCATCTTTGCCCTAATCCCTTGAAGAATAGTCTGTTCATCGGGGACCTTGGTTTGGAATGAATCCATAATTGAATCACTTAAAGCAATCAGCTCTTGGTCAACCTGGTTCTTATAATTAACCGTTCCGTAATCAAAGGTCTGCCCGAGACGCTGACGGTTACTATCAATAACCCACTGGCGGGCCTTTGATAATGTGTCGCCAATTCGTTCAGCAAACGCTTTAACGGCCGGTTTCTGCATTAGTCTTCCGCCCCACTTACCAAGAGTTTGCGCCCCGCCATTTAAAATACCAAATCCATAAGCGGCACCAGCATAGGCCCCGGCCGCCTCCATTATGCCCTCGGTAACTTTCTGGACTTGAGTTCCTCCGCCTTCAGCGTATCGCTGTAAACCAAGACCAGCCGCAAAGGGAGTAGCAAACGGCGCCACCGCTTTGGCGTTCTTAAGCCATTGAACTGGATTAAATAAATTACTAGCCAAACCAGCGGTCCCAGCAATTTTTAGGGGAGTGTAAGCATAACTAGCGACTTCCGCACCAGTACCCACCAAGTCAGCCAGCATACCAACCGCCGCACCAGTAGCGCTCCGTTGGCCGGTTTGGTATTAAAAAAATAATTCCACGC